AGCCGAGAAAGTGCTTTTTGTACTGCCCCGGACCGGTCTTGCAGGTGACGGACAGCTTCTTGCTATCCTCCGGCTTCTGTGCGCACAGTCCCTCGATGGTCAGGATGTAACCGCCGGTGATGCCGTTGTAGAAAACGATGCGTCGATTGATTTCGAAATTGTCGGCCGCGTAGGACAGGTTCTGCGACGCTACGTCAGCATCGCGAGCGCAACCGGCTGTGGTGATTGCGACACCGAAAAGCGCAAGTCCTGAAATGATACGTTTGATCATGGGATGGTGCTCCTTGAAAAGGTGCCGGGATTTTCACACCGCTCCCGGCGGGCGGCTTGGCAAGGCGCCGACGCGCCCCGTGATCCTACCGTCCCGGAAACGGAGGCAGACCCGGCGCACCGGCAGGTGCCATGGGCGGCATCGGCGGACCGCCAGCGGGTGCCACGGGCGCCGAGGCGTATTGCGGAGCCGGTGCAACGGCAACCGGCGCCACAGGCGCAACAGGCGGGGCTGCGGGCGGCGGCGGGGCGATTGCGGGACTGGTCTGGTACGTCGGTGCGACTGGCGCAGCGGGTGCCATGGGAGGCGCGGACGGGGCTGGGACGGGCATTCCCGGCGGCAAGGTGGACGGTGCGACGACCGGAGCCAAGGCGCCGAACATCTGCTGCGTCGACTTCGGGCCACCTGCCCCGCCGATCCGTTCGCCCTCGCGGGTGAAGCAGAACCCGTCGAATCCAAAATTTACGCCGAACGTCTCATTCTGATAGGCGTAAGCGTGGATGTTGACGTAGCCGAAATCGCCGGACTTGTATTGCTCAACGCCGTTGATGATCTTCGCCGGCAAGTCAGCCGCAACTCCGCCGATGATTTTCGCAATGCGCGGTCCAGGGTCGAGGAAGTTTTCCGCCTCCACGATCCAATGGCCTTTGCGCCACGCGTTTTTCTTGGCGATTTCTTCCGCGGTCGGCGCCGGCACACCCGGCTTTGGCTTGGGGACGAACGGAACGTCACCGTCCTTGACGGCGAACTGAGCGCCAGCGGGCCAGACCCAATTTCCGGCCGCGTCGACGTTCTGCGGCCACATCTTCTTCGCCGCTTCCTGCGCGAGTCCCCAAAGGAACATATAGTTGGCGCACTGCGAAGCGTCGTTCGACAACTTCGGGAACATGAACGTGGCGCTGTAGCGCGGGTTGGGAGTCCCATCCTTTTTGACGAACGGGACGCCGGCGGCGTTTTTGGTGCGCTTCTCGTGGAAATAGGGATAAGCGGCGACGACTTCGTTCGGGCTGTTCGCGGGCTCGCTTCGCTGCGATTTGATCTTGGCGGGTACTGCAGTCATATCGTTGAACTCCTGGTTACGTTGGGGTCATTGAGATCGTTGAATATCGTTACCTTACTACGTTTCCGCTGTTTGTCAACTGCTACTACAAACACTCGCTCGGGAGCATCTTCCGGTACTGACGGAAGCCCGAAAAGTTGCCGTGCTGCTCGGGACACGCCCAATGCCATCCGGCGCCGAGTGACATACCATCATCCGCCTGCGCGACGTGCTCGCAAGGACTGGCGTGAAGCGGCGTCGAGGCGACCAACTTGTCATGGAGGGCGATGGCGCGTTCCAGCGTCATTTCGAAGCCGTCGACGGTCTTGTAGGAGGTCGAGGCGCAGCGAGAGACGGAGAGTTTGATCGCATCAGAGATAGCATCGGAGCCGGCCCACGGTTGCTTTCCGGCACCCTCGGCAGCAAAAGGCAAATGCCACTCACCCGGCTGGAGCGTCTGAATGTCGTCCGTTCGATCCAGGCACTTCCGAACTTCGCGCGCCAGCATGGCAATATGGGGCTCAGCGTCGGGGTGATCGCGCAGGGCGAGAAAATTAGACCATTCGGTCGCTGAAACCAGCACCGTGATGTGGCTGAAGGGTTCGAGCAGCCGATTGACGATCTGTTTGTGAGCGCCGATCTTCAACTCAGGATCGAGCACAGCGAGTTTCCGTGCCCTCTTGATCGCGTCGTCTCGTGCGCCGAACCACTCAGCCTTCGCAAGTTCGATCAGATGGGGCGGCAATTCCTCGTGCGCCTGCATCCCGGCGATGTTTTTGCCCCAATAGAGCGGGACAGCCGTATCATCCAAGACGTCCTGAATCAGCTTCTCGATGGGAATGGCGCGCGAACTACCGGCGTTGCGGGAGAGATCGTCACAGTCCATTAGAGCCGGCGTATACGGCGTGATGCCGTAACCCTCGAAGATTTCAATCAGCCGGTGAGTGCGCCCTTCGGCGTGAATCCATCGGGGAAGACGGAGCAACAGGGTGCTCAACACCTTGTCCGGCGATGCGGCGTTGCGGCTGCGAAGGATGGTCTTGGCTGTGATAGTTGTCATTTCCCCGCTCCTGCTGTCACACCCGCGAACATCTCCGCCGCCGATTTCCTCTCGAACGGACGCCTCTTATCCGACGCGAACGCGAGCACCGGCGCACCTTCCGGCGACGTCACCATGTCGGACACATCGAGCCCCAACTTCTCCGCTGCAGCAGGCGTCGGAACGTCGAGGGCGTCCGGTCCGAATTTCGCCAGCACCGCCGCCTTGGCAGCCGTTTCGTCTTTCCATGCGCGCCGCGTGGTTGCGGTGACGATCTTCATTCCTTCCGGTGCGCCGTTCTTCAACGCGTCCGCTGTCCATGCCTTATCGGCCGACTTGAACCAGTCCTCGATCGGGCGTTTGACGGTCAGGAATTGAGCGCGCGACGCGGCGGGCACTTCGCTCGGCGAATGCTGTAGCGCGACGGACAGATGCGCCAGCAGATCGATCGTCGGCTGACATTTGCCGAACAACGGACAGTAGCGACACCATTCCCCGGCTCTGAATTCCTTCGGCGCGCGCGGAATCACCGCCACGCGCTGCGCGAACGCAAACAGCGTATCGGCATCGGTCACCCACTGCTTTACCTTCGGAACGCCTGGGATAAAGGAATTCGGTTGGACGACGACGAGACGGATCCACTTCACCGGCAGATTGTGCGTGTAAACCGACGCCGCTGCGTAAATCATCAACTGTTCGTTTTCCTCGACCGCCACGTCGATGAACCCGTTTTTCATGTCCAGAATGGTCAAGGTGGACGTCGCGTCGTCCCAATGCGACACGTCGCACCGACCCCAAATCTGTTCGTTCAACGCCACGCGCTGCTCGGCCCATACTTTGCCGGGAGGCAACTGCTTGGTGTAGTTGACCGCGAGCGCGACGATATACGCCGCCGGGTGGTCCGGATTGGGGACACCGCCGCCAAGCACGCGCTCTAACTCTTCATGCGCCTCGGTGCCCGCGATGGCCGCTTCGCCCGATTCCTGCACCGGGAGTTTCGCGATCGCTTCCGCACTTGCGGTGCAATGGGTCCAGCGATGCGCGCTGGAAGGCGCATAGACGGCATGTTGCGCGTGTTCGTCGATGTTGATGCTCATTTCAAATCCTCTGCGGTCTCACTCTCAACCGCGACCGGTGCCGGAAACCTCTCGGCGATCTTTTCGCGCCAGTAGTCGCGAGCCTCGTTCCACGCGGCTCCGCCGATCTTGAACTGGTCGACTTGGCTCTCGGATTTGAACTGCACGACTTCGCCGTCCTCCCGACGCACTTCTCGGTCGCGCAGAAAGCGGTTGACGCGATCAATGGTGTCGTGCGTGTAGAATTCCTTGGCGAAATTGTATTCGCCGGATGCAAGCGCCGCCGCCGCGCGGTCGACCGACTCGTCGTGGATCGTTTCTTTCACGCCAGCTAGGAATTCGCGGCGCTCTTTATCGCCAATACCCTGCTCGTTATAACGGCGGATAAGGCAACCCATGAATTCGCGCCGAACCTCTTCATCTTGCCAGAGCGTCTGCGCGAGATCAGCGGGTTCGAGCCGCGACAGGACAAGGCCGACTAGGTCGGTCAATTCAATACGAATCTGACCGTCGCACACTTCCATGTTTGGAAGCGTTTCGCGTGGGTTCGTGGAGTGGCGATGTTCGGATCGATACGTCACCGCGAGCGCGTCGTTGCCTTCCTTCCACGGGAAGGTGACCAGGTACTCACCAATCTTGAGCACAGCGGCGGGCGAATCACCGCCGATGAAGTGCTTAATTTCCGCTTTCGTGGGTCGCTCGTTCCAGCCGTACATGGTGTTCCGCCTCCGCGCGGGCTGCTGTTAAAAAGGGCCGCCCTTTGCTTGCGAGCGTCGGGCGACCCTTGTAGGGTTACTACGCTTTCGTTGTTTGTCAACCGCCTTCTAGAAAGCGTTAGGCGATTTGCAAACCTTGTGCGACCGGACCCAGCTTGGCGTCGTCGAGGAACTGGATGCAGAGCAGCGCTTCGTCCCACGTCGCGGTCGGGACGACCAGCCCCGCGCCGGCGAGCCACGCGATCAGGCCCGCGCCGTTGTCCGGCTGCCCTTCCTTGCGCCGGTTCAGTTCGGCGACGACCTTGGGCGCGAGCACGCCGGGCGGGGTAGCGGCGACCGGAGCCGGTGCAACGGGCGCTGGCGGCGGCGGGGCAGCAACCACGGGTGGCGGCGGTGCCAACGTCGCGGTCTCGGCCGGGACCGGAGCCGGTGCGGGTGCAGGCGGGGCGGCGTCGGGAACCGGCATCGGCGGCGGTGCGACCGCTTCCACGGTTTGCTTCGACTTGCGACCGCGCTTGGCCTTGGGCGCGTCCGTGGCGGCCGGTTCGTCCTCCGCGGCGTCTTCCATCGCGGTGCCGTTGGCGAGTGCCGCCAGTTTGGACAGTTCGTTGTCGGGTTCGGTCAGGATGGCAACCGCTTCGGCGATGGAGCCCGCTTCGAATGCCACTTCGAAGGGCTGCAGTGCGATCTTCACGGTAAATGTCACGATAGTTAACCTCATGCATGGGTTGGAAACGATGCGACCTTACTACGGTTTCACCGTTTGTCAACGACGAAATAGCGTCACTCAAATTCGTTCCCGCCGCCCTCAACAAAAATAATCGTTGACAAACAACACGCTTGCAGTAAGGAAGTCCTTGATTCTACGCAAAAGGTATAACAGGAGGCGAGTAAAATGCGTAAGCGGGTCCCTATTCCCAAGACTACGACCGTAGCCAAGCCGTCCAAGTTCAACGTGATTACGTTGCAGAAAATTGTGGATGACATGGCGAAGGGCAAATACGGCGAGAAGATCGCGAACAATCGAATCGTTGTGTCCGACGACATTCAGCCGGGACTCCGCGCCAATGTTTTCAAGAGTGGTCATTGGGCGTATATTGTCGAATACAAGGTCCAGGGACGTGACGGGCGCCCGCATATCACGATCGGAAAGCATCCGGTCATGACGATCACCGAAGCGCGCGAACTGGCACGCGTCATCCGGCACCTTGGCGAAAAGGGCATGGACGTGCAGGATGGATTGATGGATCGGCTGATTGCAGAATTGAAACGCGACGGCATAATGTGGCGCGGCGGGATGGCACCGAAGCCATGAGTCCTAAGAAACCCGCCGCTACCGCGCAGACGCAACTAACGGACAGCCTGATCGAGGCGTCGATGAAGGACGCGCGGAAACTGAAGGTCCGACAGCGTCTGTCCGACCCGCTCGCACCAGGGCTGCGCCTGAACATCTATCCGGAAGGGCAAGTCGCATTCAGCGTCGAATACCGGATCCCTGGCATTCAAACCCGAATGCACGTCAAGATCGGCGAGTGGCCTGATATGCCTATTTCAGAGGCGCGCGAGATCGCCGAGACGGTCCGCGGGCTTGGTGCCATGGGCATCGATGTGCAGTTGGGGTTGCACACGCGCCTGTCGCAAGAGTTGAAACGGGACGGCCTCGAATGGCGCCCTCACCTCGCCCCGCTGCCGAAACGCGCTAAGTAAGGTAGCGCGAGGGCTGGCGTGGCGCTAGGTGTAGCGGTGCGCACAACTACGTTGACAAACCGTCAAAACGTAGTAAAGTCGCAGGCCATGCAGACATCACCGCCCATCGTAAGCGCACTCGCGTTCGCATCTGCCACCCCGGTTCCTACGAGTGGCGCACTCGCCCTGCTCGACACCCAACAATTCCAGCATTTCACGCTGTTTGAAACCGCCGAGGGCTGGCAGGCGTCGGTGTCCATCAGCGACGTTTCCGCGTGGCACGTCTGCATCGAACCGACGCCGGAAGCTGCGGTTCGTGCCGCATTCGACCTACCCCGGCCACTAGCACCGCCGCCCTACTGAGCCCCGCCATGCTCGACCGCGTCAAGGGAATCATGATCACCAACGTCCACACCGGTTTCAACGCTTCCGTTCGGTTCGAAGGTGGCGAGCAGTCACCCTATGAATTCGCGTCGACGCCGTCCGAGGCGGTCGCCAAGGCGATGCGGCTGCATGGTCCCAAGCAGGTGCGGCTGGCACCGCCGAGTAGAAGTGAAACGCCTGTTCCTCTTTGCCCGCCGCCGTATTGATATGCAGCAGGTCCGATTGATACACGGCGAATGCCTCGCCGAAATGGCAAAGTTGCCCGCCGGGTCGGTCGATATGGTCCTTTGCGACTTGCCGTATGGGACGACGCAGAACAAGTGGGGCAGCATGATTCCACTGGATGCGTTGTGGGAGCAGTATTGGCGCGTGCTAAAATCGAACGGCGCTGTGGTGCTGACGGCGCAGTGCCCGTTCGATAAGGCGCTCGGTGCGTCGTGTCTCGAATTCCTAAAATATGAATGGTTTTGGATTAAGCCCAACGCGACCGGCTTTCTGAATGCCAAAAAGATGCCGATGAAGAACGTCGAGAACGCGCTCGTGTTCTATCGAAATTTGCCGACATACAATCCGCAAATGCGACAAGGGTTCAAGCCCTACAAGTCGCGCCAAGGAATCAAGTCCAGCAACTACGGCGCAATGGACGAGAACCATGTTTCGGAAAGCAACGGCGAACGCTACCCGATCTGCACGTTAGAATTCAATCAGGACCGAGGATTCCACCCCACTCAAAAACCCGTCGCCCTCATGGAGTACTTGATCCGCACGTACACCAACCCCGGCGACCTGGTTCTGGACAATACGATGGGCAGCGGGACCACGGGCGTTGCAGCGGTCCAGTCGGGTCGACGTTTTATCGGTATCGAACGCGACGCCAGTTATTTTCAGATCGCATCCAAACGCATCGCCGAGGCGCGTCCGCCGCGCCCGGTGATTGACCTCGCCGCGTTCCGGCGCGTGGTCGAGTGGAATGCGCGGGTTAGGGAGTATGCGGCGTGAACACTTTCGCGACCCTCAATCCGCCGTATGGCGTGATCGTGGCGGACCCGCCGTGGCAGTTCAAACTGCGTAGCAACGTGAACCTCATCAAGTCCCCGGCTCGTTATTACGACTTGATGACCACTGCCGACGTTACCGCGTTGCCCGTCGAGTCGCTCGCCGCTCCCGACTGCATCCTCTTGCTTTGGACATCCGCGCCGATGCTGTTCGACGGGTGGGAGGTGGCGAAGGGCTGGGGCTTTCCGAAGTACGTCAGCCGCACCGCATGGCGCAAGGTGTTTCCGAGCGGCAAGCAAGCCATGGGGCCGGGCTATTGGGTCCGCACGATGCACGAGGATGTCTTGATTTTCACTCGCGGCAAACCGAAACTCGACAAGGCGTTCCCGTCGCTGTTCGATGGCGTTCGACGCGAGCACAGCCGCAAGCCTGACTCATTCTATGACCTGCTGCGCGAGCGCACGCCGGGGCGTCGTAGGTGCGATTTGTTCAGTCGCGAACGTCGCGACGGGTTCGACGGATGGGGCAACGAGCACGGCAAGTTTGACGCGCCGCATCCATTTGCGCGCCTGCTTCGCTGGAACGCCGCAGTCGCACGTTACAGGGCGGCTGCATAATGGCGCTTCATGAACAATGCGTCGGTGCAACCGACGAGTGGTATACGCCACCTCATGTTTTCGACGCGCTCAACACTCGTTTCGATCTTGACGTTGCTAGTCCCGGTGCCGAAGTCACACCATGGATTCCGGCGGAAGAGTTTTGGTGCGCAAATGCATTAAACGCGACGTGGCGCGGTTTCGTATGGATGAACCCACCCTTTGGCGCGCGGAACGGTCTCGTACCGTGGCTGCAAAAGTTCTTCGATCACGGCAATGGGGTTGCTCTAGTGCCGGACCGCACCTCTGCGCCGTGGTGGCAACAATTCGCGTCTCGTGCAGACGCAATCTTGTTTGTCGCTCCTAAGCTCAAATTCATCGGTGCAGACGGCAAACCAGGGACGTCACCGGCGCAAGGAACGTGCCTATTGGCTGCCGGTAATTTAGCGGTCGATGCACTTGTGAATGCAAAAATGCGTGGACTTGGAACCCTGATGGTAGCCGCTTGACCGAACCCGCACTCGCCTCCGCACTGGACTACTACGCACGCATCGGCGCGGCGTTATTCCCGATTCCCGCGGGCAGCAAAGCGCCGACCGGAATCATTTCCAGTTTCAAACACGACTGGTCGCGAGATCCAGCGCAATGGTCCCGCTGGGCCGAAGCGCATCCCGGCTGCAATTTTGGAATCGTCGCTTTCGCATCCGGATTGATCATCGTCGACATCGACACCAAGGGCGAGAACGGGCGCGCGGAAGCATGGGCGTTATGGGCGGAGGTATGCAAGTCGTGGGGACTGGACGCACCGCTCGCGCCTCACTGCCAGAGCCCGTCCGGCGGATGGCACGTCTACTGTCGCATTCCGGAAGGCGTCGACGCCGCGTCGTTGCGTCAGCCGGACGCCGTAAAGAAGCGCATCAACATCCGGTGCATAGGTTACACGGTCACGGCGGGGAGCGCGTTCGAAGGGCATCCCTATCTCCTGATGCCCGGTGTCGGCGCACCGCACCCGGCCCCCGCTGCGCTTGTCGAACACTGTTCCCGGCGCGCGCCAACCCAATCCGCCGCCAAGGTCGGCACGTTCGATTTCGCCGACGTGACATCGCTGTATCGCTGGATGGTGCAGCATGATGCGTTTGCCGCATACGAAGACTGGCTCGCCGCGGGGATGATCGCCAAGGTCGAGTATGGCGACGCCGGGCTGCCGTTGTGGGAAATGACCCACGACGACACTGTGACGCCCGATATCGAGCAGCAAAAGTGGGAATCGTTCGCCAGTGATGCGACCGCCGATTCGCAGACGCTCGGCTCGCTGATGCAACGCGCCCGGCAAATGGGCTGGACCGGGCAAATTCGCAAGTCCACCCAATCCATGTTCGGCAATGTCGCCGACACGGTCGCGCAACTGGCACAGGCCGCCGGTGCGTCGCTGTCATCCGCCGGGCAAGCAATGCCGCTGCTCGATACGCAGCGCACCGTTGCCGCGCTCGGGCAGCCGATCCTGGACAACTTCCTCGCCGGCACCACGGATGCGCCCTTGTCGCCGCGCGCGTCCGACTACCCGACGCTGCCGGAATCGAATTCGGATCACCCGCTTTACGAACAGATGCGCACCGCGATCGAGCGTATCATGGCAATGGCGGAGGAAGGGTCCAAGGGCTTCCGGCAAACGCGCGTGCTGCCCGCCCTCGCTGTCCTGAACGCCATGCACCCGACGGTGTGCGAGCACTTGTGCCAGCGGATCATCGCGTGCGGCGGCGTCATCTCTGTCGGGTCGCTCGACTCCGCGATCAAGAATTTCGAATGGCGCGTGCGCGTCGAGCACAATACCGCGGCCGGCTTCATCCTGGACAGCAAGGGCAACCCGGCGGCGGAGAATTCCGACAACGTCCACGTTTTCATTCGTCAGCGGGGAGTCAAGCTGCGCTGGAACACATGGCGCGATTATGCGGAGGTGTCGGACGCCGATAAGAATGCATTCCTGCAACTGTCCGACCACGTCTTCGGCGACCTATTGATGGATGCCGAGAACAGCCATTTCAACTATCACCCGTCCGAAGGCCGCTTCCGTCGCGGTCTCATCAGTAGCGCGCGTCGCGTCATGTACGACCCCCTGCTCGATCGACTGGACTCGCTCGCCGACAAATGGGACCGCGTGCCGCGTCTCGACAATTGGATGTCTTACGCGTGCGGCGTGCCGGCCGATGCGTATCACGTCGCGGTCGGGCGCAATCTGATCGGCGGCATGGTGCGGCGCGCGCGGCATCCCGGCTGCGTGCAGACCGAAACCGTGATTTTCATCTCGCCCGAACAGGGCACCGGCAAGTCCACCTTGACCAAGATCCTCGCGCTCGATGACGAATGGCACACGGACAGCTTCAAGTTCGGCGGGTCGCAGCAAAACTCCATCCCGCAACTCGCGGGCAAATGGGTCATCGAACTGTCCGAACTCGCCGGCATGAAGAAAACCGAAGTCGAGGACATCAAGAATTTCATGTCGGCGACGTCCGACAACTACACCAAGAAATATGAGGCGTTCGCGACAACGCATCCAAGGCGCTGCGTGTTTATCGGCACCAGTAACGATAAGCGCCCGCTCGCCGATTCCACGGGCAACCGCCGGTTCAACCCGGTGCATATCAACGGCGAAGTGAACCTCGATTGGCTGCGTGCAAACGTCGAGCAGATCATCGGCGAGGCCGCGGCGCGCGAGGCGACGGGCGAGTCGTTCGCCATCCCCAAGGAAGTCTACGCCGAGACGAAGCGGCACCAGGAAGCCGCGCGGTCAATGACGCCGGTCGAGGAACTTTGTTACGAATGGTTCGACCGTCCGCCCGGCTCCTACTATATCACCGCGTCCGACATCACGCGCGCGCTCAAGATGGCAGGGCATTTCGCCCGCTATTCCGGGTTTATGGACAAGATGGGCTGGCGAGCGGAGAACCTGGTCATCCCGACCGACGGCCGCAAGTGTCGCGTATGGGTGCGCCATCCGAATAACAAGCTGCAGGAATGCGTCCGTCTCGCGCCGGCGCAACCGCAGGTCAACGGGCCGATCGAGATGCGGATGGTGCCGGGCACGGGTGCGGCGGGAGGAAGCGTACCGAATAGCGCAGTGGGGTTGCCGCCGTTGCCGCGACTTTAAGCGTTGACAAACTGTTCTGATGTAGTAAGGTTGCGACTGTAGCATCCACCCATGGAGCGGACATGAGCAAGATCGACAACGGCGGGCCAGCGTTCCCCCTGAGCGCGGACAACGCAATAAACCCGGTGACGAACGGATACGGTCAGGACGTGTCGTCCGGTCTCACCAAGCGCGATTACTTCGCTGCAGCGGCGCTACCTGCACTTATCGCCCGGCATCGCGCTGACGTACCGTGGCGTCAAGTGGTGCCGTTGGCGCTTGAACTGGCCGACGCCATGATCGCAGCGTCTCGCGCAGATGCGGCCGAATGATCGTCACCTACACAGCCAAACGCTACGACCCCGCCATCGCGCACCGCCGGTACGTCCGCGCGGTCATGGGCGAACCCGGCAATTACCGCTGGTGCGAAGTGAACCCGGCACAGCCGAACTGGGACATGCGCCAGGGGTCGGTCGCGGGTGACGAATTGCCCGACGATGTTCGGGCGGCAGCCGATGCGCGGCTCGGATGGTCGCCGTCTTATGTGGAGTGGCCGTTGTGACCGACGACGTCAAACTCACCCTCGCCGCTTTCATATCCATCGTTGCGATCGTCGCCATGGTGACCGGCGCGACGCTGCTCTCGAATACGTAGGGACCACGGGTGCCGGTAGGACGCGCCGCTTACAACGAGATCGATGCGAAGGCGTGCGCCGCGTTGCGACAACTGATCGCCGAAGGAACGATCGCGTCCGGTGACGTGCTCGAATGCTCAATCAAGGATCTGACCGCTGATGACCTCCGCGACTACACGCAATGGCACTTCTTTGCCGGCGCTGGAATCTGGTCCGTTGCAGCCCGCGATGCCGGATGGCCCGACGGTCGACCATTGCTCACCGCCTCTTGCCCCTGTCAGCCCTACAGCGGAGCCGGAAAACAACTCGGTGCCGATGATCCAAGGCATTTGTGGCCGGACCTATTTCGAATCATCAGTGCCGCCCGCGACGGCGGATTCCTCCCTCCTGTTCTCATGGGAGAGCAGGTTGCGAAAAAGGCTGGCTATGGTTGGTTCGACGGAGTTCGCGCTGATCTGGCGACAAAAGGAATCGCCAGCCGGACAGTCGATATCCCGGCTTGCGCGGTCGACGCGCCACACGAACGGAACCGACTCTACTGGATCGCAGTGGCCGACTCCTACCAGCAGCGCGGCGGGCAACAGCAGTCGGAGCGGCGATCGGAAGGACGAACCGCTGATGGGCGGCTTGATGCGGGGCGCTCAGTGGGCGACGCCACGGGCGACGGACGGGGAGAAAGGTGGCCCGAACCAATCGTTCAGCGCGGGCGGAATGCCGCTACCGGCGCAGATGTACAGGGCGTCGACTCCTTCCGTAACGGCTCCTGGTACGCAGACGCCGAATGGATCACCTGTCACGACGGCAAAGCGCGGCGCGCCAAACCCGGCATTCCCATGCTGGTTGATGGGATGGCGGGACGAAGTGACCTATGGAGCCTTGCGGGGAATTCAATCTCACCTGTCCTCGCGTCGGAAGTCATCAAAGCGTTCCTCGACGCCGAAGCAGATCACGCTACCGCCGCCCCCGTACTAGGCCCGCCGCCTTACTAGGTAGAGCGATCCGGCCATTCCCTGACCACCCTAGCCCCGTCCGCCGTATCCCGGCTGGCGGGCTTTTTATTTCGCTACCCGCTGCACGATCGCCGAGCCGCCCGGTAGGATTGAGCAAGCGTAGCGCCACGAATCCCGCTGTCCCGCGGCGGTAAAGTCTATGTCCACCTGGATCGGATCCACCGCGCTCGCCCAGCCCGCGGGGCGCGGGATAGGTGCGGTGCGGCTCTTGCCTATCTTCATCCCCGCAATCTTCGGCAGCGTATCAGCGGCCTTTAGAATGCAGGCGCGGGCGTGTTCGGGCGCGACGTCGTCCCTGGCAACGCGGGCGTGTTCGGGCGCCACGGCCGGCGGTGCGGCAAGAGCGGGCGTCGTGGCGGCAAGGGTCATCAGGACCAGGGTTGTGCTTTTCATGGCGCGAAAGTAGCGTCCGTTTCGGTCGTGGTGCAAGGTCGCTTTTCTGCTATTACGAGTTGACAAACGGGCGGACCAAATGTGGTGAAAAAGTGTCTTCGCATCGCACCATTTCAATGCAAGTGCATTCACTTTTTCAGCCGCTTTGTAACAATTCGTGATCAAATTAGAGGTTGGATCTCTGCGGTTACGAGTTGACGTTCTAGTTTAGGTTGTAGAACATATAATTTCGCTACTTTTGATTGGTCAACCTGTAATTTCGTGTTCCAGTAATTGTTTAGAAATATCAATGAGTTGGACGCTTGGACGTCTGGAACGCGTGATTCCCTATATATACTTTCCAGCGGGCTTTTTGCACTGCAATATGTTACAATGTTAATACTATTTACATTGACCCTCTTACCACTAAGAAACTTCTATAGAAAAAGAGTCATTTCGTGTTCTAGCAGTCCAACGCATTGAATAATAAAGACTATTCCCGGAACAATTAGCCAATGGCAAACGTCCAAACGTCCAGTCGGTCAGCGTCGATTCAACCTGTAATTTTTGTCACTTTTCACGTTGACAAACCGCTGTGGCGTAGTAGAGTCGTCATATCGAAACGCGAACAGGACGACGCAGATGACCACGATTGCAGACCTCGCCAAGTTGGTGAATGCCACTGAAGCCGACGTTGTGGGCTTCGTCGCCTGTCTCCGCGTGTGGCTGGCAAAAGGATACACGCTCGACCAGGCTATCGAGCGTCATATGGCGCAGATGCATCGTTTCGTGAATCGTGACGCTGCGGAGATCGTCGAAGCGTTCCGCCCCGTGGCGTTTGCATCATGACCGCCCTCCCCGCACACATCGTCCTCGTCAAGGTCGCCTCGCTGCTGCAGGCGATTGACGCGACCCCACTCAATGCGCCACTGGACGTCGGCGCCATCCGAGCCCAACTCGCCGACCGCGACGTATCGAAATGGCTCGACGACGCATGGCGCGAAGTGCGCGCGGGGCAACAAGGCAAGGAGACCAGGATATGACCCGGCGCACCACGGACCAGATGTTCGGCAAGGTGGCGCGTGATCTCGCCGCAGCGGAGCGCGCCCGACGCGAAGATGAAGCGTCCGCGCGACGTCAGGAACGTGAAGCCGAGGAACGACTGGACGAACCGCTGCGGCGTCGTGATGTGCTCGACGCGATTGAACAGGTGAAATACCGCTACAGTGAGTACCACCACAGCGGAACGATCGAACTGCTGGACCGATTGACGGAGGCGTTGAAATGAAAAGATCAAACCGAATGTATTGGCGGGAGTATTGCCAGATCGTCGCGTTGTGTTTCGTGCTCCTGATCGCATTGACGTTCGTGTTCGCGATGCTCTTTTCCGGGGCGATGCGTCAAGCGGCTATCATGTTCATCTGGATGCTTGCCATGTTAGCGCTTTCAGGAAGTGTGACACATATGGCGACCCGCCCATGGTATTACGCCGATTATTGGAAACACCCGGACGAGGAATGATAGATGGGTAGCCCCGACCTCATCGCCGACTCGGCCCTAATTACCCTTTCAACGTGGCAGCGTGCCTCCTACAGCCGTTGCGTCACCGTCCGCCTATTCCACCTCGACGGGCGCCCGTGGGCATCGGCGGGCTTCCTGCCGCCGTATCAGCCCGGCGCGAAGTGGGATTGGATCCGCGAGACCGTCGCGCATGAATGCGGTGCGGATGCGGATCAGGTCGGGTGCGTCGAGTCGGACGATGGGGACATGATCACGGTCGACGGACTGCCGGTTTACTTGGTCCGCTGATGTTGACAAACTGCTGTGATGTAGTAAAGCTGTTTTCCGAGAGGTGCAAAATGCAACTAGTTTCAATTCGCGGGTATCTGGTCGTCGCAATCGCCGCGATGGCGCTGGTTGCGCTACTTAAGGGAGCGGGGCTGTGATGACTGATCGCGAGGAACTGGTGAAGCTGGCGGCCGAACTCGGCGCGATGTCGATGCGCCTTTCGTATGAGCAGGACCGAGTGACGGTAATTGCTGCCTGCGAATTATTCCGCCGTCTCGCCTCATCTGATGGCGGCGTGAAGAGCGAGCCTGAGCCTGTGGCGTGGCGGGACATTATCAAGCGCCCAGACGAGCGACCTCTGCCAACTTACGGTCAAATTCCGTGGGCCCAACTCGGACGCGACGTGAATGATGCGACGTTCGGGCGTCGAGCCGATTTCGAATTCAGCGACAAGGTATATCCCGGCCACCAAATGGTGCTCGGTATCAACTTCAACTCGCTGGCGCGGATTGTCGATAAGTATCGCTACTACGGCCTACCTTGTGTTGCCGATACCGTCCCCGCCCATCCGGCAGACGCCGGGATGCGAGAGGCTGTGCAGCAGGCAATCGACGAAGCAAGTTACCTCGCCTCGATCCATGCGCATCACGCATTGTGGCACGGGTTGCTGCCTTATGGGTGGGATGCTGCGACCGAACAGTTCGGGCGAAATCTGGCGGGCGCGATTGCCAAAGCGATCAAGACTGAACTGCCGAAACGGCTACCAGCCCTCACCGCGCCTGGCGCGACGACGAAATCTGACGCTGACGCTCTCGATGAATGCGCTGCATCGGGACGGTCCTGCATCTACGCAGGTGACGGGCCGAACGGCGAATTTCAGTGCATCTACTGCGGCAAACTGGAACCGTCAGGCTATATCGACGATGTCGAGCGTTCTTTCGACGAAACGCCACTTGCCGACAGTCTAAAGCCGTCAGACCCTTCACCCACCCGCAGCGAGGTGACGTTTGAGAGCCTTGCCGATTGGCTTAACAAACGCGGCAGTTTGATCGCAAAGGCCGCACTAAGCAATCCGGGGCGACACAGCACCATAGACCTCGCCCGCGCGCTGCTCGACCAATTCGAGATCAGGAGGAAGTGATGGCAAAAAGCGATCTGTCATCCGCGACCGCAAAGGTAACGCTCGTCATTGAAGTTCCTGCCGGCAGTTCGTGGGGCGCGGACGCCTCTCTCGACCAGATTTATCGACAGGCTGGCGAGGAAACCCGCAATCACGTCGAAAGGATTTTCCGCGAAGCCAAAACCGGCGTTCGCATTCTGTCATCGACGGTTACCGCAATTGCAGCCGTTAAGGACACCCGCCCATGACCACACCGAAAGAAGCGCTGGAATTTTACGCCGACCCGATTGCTTGGAAAAAGCAACACGACCTTGAAGATAGTGTAAGAGTGCCAGATTTTTACGATGAAACATCTTTCGGAGATATGGCTAAGGAAGCCCTCGCCTCTCTCCAAGGCGAAGATACGGTCGAGAGGGCGGCGCGAGCCTTGGTTTGCACCGATCCGAATTACCGCATCTATCACATGCCCGGCGACGGGCCACGCGATTGGATGACAAGGATTGGCTACAGAAGAAAAACCTCCGAACTGACAGAGTCAGCGGCGGAGAGCGTCCGCGTTAGTGCCCGCGCCATCCTCGCAACGGGCCTTGTGCCCGACGAAGCGGCGATCAGGGTCGACGAGCGGGAGAAGTGCGCGAAGGTGGCGGAACGGGATTCTAGATCAATCTTAGCGAAAGAAGTCGGCTACGAGCCTGACTTCTATAAGCACGCGAGGTTCATCGCCGCCGCCATCCGGGCGGGAGATAACCCATAATGTTACAAGTTGATTCCCCTACTCCCGACGCCCGCCGCTTCCTCGACCTGCACCGCCATCATCTGGTCACGTCCTGGCAATGGTGTTTCGGCGAGACAATGTTGCGCGCCTGCACCGATCGTGAATGCGCCACGATTCGTCGGACCGATCTGGACGAACTGATACACGCGGGGTTGATGGAACGCGGTGTCGGATTCGCGATGCGCGTCGTTGACAAACCCGAATTGCGTAGTAAGGTTGCCGAATGAACAAGCATTGGGTTGCCTTTGCACTTGCCATCGCAGCGGGTGTCATCGGTTTCAGCGGGCACGACGGCTGGGGCTGGTGCCTGTTTCTCGTTTTTTTGATCGAGTGCTGACATGACAACTCGCCGCGCCTTTTTAACCCTGCTCGGACTTGCGCCGGTGGCGCTACCCGTTGCGATCAAAACGGCTGCGAGCGCACCTCGATTAGCGCAGGGCGGGTATGTGAGCGGTTTGGCGTGGCGTTCTGGCGACATTGGGCCGGAAACTATCCTCACGTCCCGACGTCACGCGACAGAGACTCTAACCCTACAAATTGACACCAGTGCGCTAGACGCTGTCCACACCAAATTGAAAGAGGTTCAGCACATGTCCGATTTTGCCGACGACGTTGCGCGTTACATACCCGCCGCGAGCTACAAAGTCCGGCTCGACGATCAAGGGTATGTAGAGGGGTGTCGGATTAGCCACCGCCGCACCGACCGCGGCGACTGGATGCAGACCGCGACCGGTCGCGCGTTCTATCCACTGGATCCACAGATCGAGGAAATTCACATCGAGGACATCGCCGCTGCGCTGTCCAAGCTGTGCCGCTACGGCGGGCACTGCAAGCGGTTCTATAGCGTCGCGGAGCATTGTGTCCTGATGGCGCGTGCAGCCTCGCCGTCGGTCGCGTTTGAGGCACTGATGCACGACGCCAGCGAAGCGTACCTGTCCGACGTCATCCGCCCGGTGAAGTCGAGCCTGCCGGAATATCGCGCCATCGAGGAACGTCTGGAAGCGGTCATCGCTCGTCGATTCGATTTGGTCTATCCGATACCGGCGGAAGTGAAGCGACTGGACAACGCCATCCTCGCGGATGAACGCGATCAGGCGATGGCTACACCGCCGCAGGATTGGTGCCTGTCCGAACCGCCGCTCGGCGTCACGTTGCATTTCTGGTCGCCAGACAAGGCGGAATTTGAATTTCTCGCCGCGTTTCGTCGCTTGAACGGTTGACAAACTACTGAGTCGTAGTAAGGTCGGACCATGGATATCCTCGACGAAGACATGCAGATGGTCCGCGACTGGCTCAAGGAAGCGGGTGCGCCGGAATACATCAAGGGCCATTTCGAGAACCTGGTCGAGCAGCACGCGAAGGAAGCGGACCGCGCGGAAGAATTGCAAGAGGAAGTTGACTCATTGGAAGCGGACGAGTCGGACGCGATCGAGAAACTGACCGACGAGCGCAACGCGCTGCAATCCACACTGGATGAGATCGTCGGCGACGGAATGCGCGGCGCACTTGAAACCGTCAAGTACGCGCTGCACGACATCATCTATTTGGACAAACCGCTGCAGATCATGCCGCGTCGTTTGCTGGAAATTGTGGAGGAAGCGCTGTGACCGCAATCAGCGACCGTCAACGCCAGGTTTTGCGCGCGCTTGCCGACAGATATCAGTCGGAACGAAACGTGCTCTTTTTCAAAGGCATCGTTGAATCTACCGGCCTTGAGCATCGCGTCGCTAGGTTGGCTGTTCGCGCCTTGGCCCGCAAAGGCTTCGCAGAACGAACCGCAGCGTTCGACATCGACGACGGAACCATCCGTGGCAGTGGCTATTCATGCACGCCCGCTGGATACAACTTCTTCCATTCACTACAGGAGCGTGCCGTATGACCACCCACATCATGTGCGATCTGGAAACCATCTGTAAGCGCCCCGGCGGCGTTGTACTCGCCGCGGCATTCGTCCGCTTCTCCGACGAGGCGCACTGCACGCTCAATTTGAGTATCCCCGACCAAGAGGCGCTGGGCCTTGAGAAAGACCCGGAAACGATGGCGTGGTGGAACGATCAGGAAGCGAAGCACCCCGGCGCATGGGCTGCGGCGACCACGAACCCTACCCCGCTCAACGTCGCTCTGCCCTACTTTCTCGAATGGATCCGATGGGCCGCGCCCGATGGCGACTTCTTGCTCTGGTGTCACGGGGCGACATTCGATGCGCCGATCCTGGGTGAAGTGTATCGACGCGCGGCTACAAGTGCCGACCCGCAATTCGCGACTCTCAAGGGCATCGCGTGCCCTTGGACCGAACAGTTCTGGCGCGTTCAATGCACCCGAACACTCTACAACTTGGCGGGCGTCAACCCCAAAGAATACGCCGTCCCGCCGCCGCACGTCGCGCTCAATGACGCGATCGGGCAGACGCGCGCGGCGAATGCGGCACTGGCGATTCTGGCGAGGGCGCATACACAACAGGTCGCGTGATGGAACGACAACCTGCGCCAGTTTGGGGCGGCTGGTGGTTTTGGGAACCGCCGCCGGGAAACACGAAGGAGTCGACATGAGTGCAACTATACGATTCGGACTCGGTAACTACGGCGTCGACATTGGCACACTTGGCGACGAGCCGTGCGTGTTCATTATTCCGAAGGATAAACCGGGACCAGTCGGTGAATTGATTCCTTTGAGTGAGCAAGGACCGCTCGAACTGGAACGTCTGCCGGACGACTGGACCGTGTTGCTGTTCCCGACGCGCGACCGATGCAAGGAAGTTGCAGACGCATTGGTCGGATCTAAGATGGCGCAGTGGTCAGACGAGGTGATTTGATGATTTCCAGCGGCGAAATATCCCTTGCCATGCACCGCGCCGAGACGCGCGGACCCGACGCTGACTGCATCCATCGTGACGACCTCGGGCACACCTGGTTGCGATTCGCCATCGATTGGCAATGCGACGGACGCACCTACACGACGCACCTATGGGCGCGTGATGCGGCCGATGCAGAACGGCGGCTCCAGGCGCTGCGCGGGTCGGCGGTCGTCGTCGGTCAGATCAAAGCGGAAAGGGATTGCTTGTGACGACCATCGCATATCGAAACGGTATAATCGCCGCGGATACCGGACTCGTCGGAAACGGCTTACGGGACTGTTTTGCTGACAAAATAGTCAAACGCGCCGACGGTAGTGTCGCTGGCGCCAGTGGCACCGCATGGTGGATGGCCGCTTTTCTCGAATGGTTCAGCCAAGCGGATAAACCGATTTCCGATCTGCCTGTTTGCGAGGTTTCTACGGGGGTCATCGTTACCAAACGGACCATTACTGTTGTCGAAAGTGACGCAGGTAAGGTCCGTTCTTTTCCCATTCGCGCAAAATATTACGCCATCGGATCGGGTTGTCGACTTGCACTCGGCGCTATGTTCGCAGGAGCGCACCCCGTCGATGCCGTTCGTGCCGCCATGGCGTTCGACGATTCGACTCACGGTCGCGTCGTTTCACTGAGGGTCGGAAAATGACCGAATGCCAAGCCCGCCACTCTGGCGTCGACGAAATGCACTGCGCCACTTGTCACTTGCGATGGGACGTCAGCGACCCGGAACCGCCGTTGTGCGGGCTGGAATGCCCTTCGATCGTGCCGGGCGATGCGCCGGTTCAGGTGGCGACGCGGGATGAGCAGGAGCGGTTGCCGCGCGAGTCCGACCGGCCCGGCAAAGCGCCTTTCGTGTCAGCGTTGGCACCGGATATTTTTTCGCCGCGTCCTAAGATTATACGTTGACAAACTGTCGTGGCGTAGTAAGGTAGCAATATCGGAACGCAAACAGGACGACGCAGATGACCAAATTCAATAGCCTTCCTGCCGCTAAGGCAGCAGCAGTGAACTACAGCAAGCACTCGTCTGCGATCAAAATCGAAGTTCGCCAAGTGGGCGCGTCTGACTTTGTTGCGTGTATCGCAGGCGAGACTACGAACGGTCAACTTGTCGGGGTTTGGCAAGGCGGGTTCGGAGTGGCGGCGTAAGCCCCTCCTTCTAGCAGTCACCCCAGCCAAGGGGCTTTCCGTGCAGTTGCGTCGAAAGGCGCGCTCCGTGCCTTGGTTCGGGGATGGTGTTCATCGCGGCCAAGCGCGTCAACCCACGGATTACTTCAACTAGCCCGACCATCTGTCGCGCACGGGCATTTAATTCCACCCAAGGAGTCTTTCCAATGACCAGAGACGAAGCAATCAGCACTCAAATGCGGGTTTATCTCCATCAAGGCGTTTCCTCATGCAGTGCCGAAGTGATTGCAGCGGACCAGATCGATTCATGGGTCGCCCTCGGAGTCCTGAAGCTGGACGAACCAAAAACGGTTGAGCAGCGCACCACGGAGATCATAGAGCGACACGCGACTGCGGCGCAATCGGCGCACATTGTCGCGGGCTTGAAAAAGGCAGGACTGCTGTGATGCGCCAACGCACTTTCGACGAATGGTTGACGTTCTTGTGCGTCGCCGGGCTCGATTGGGACGAAGCGGTTCAGGTGGCGCGGGAGATGACCGGCTCCTGAAAAATAATCTGCGCTCCGTTGCGATTTTGGTTGCTGCTCCTAAAAATATGCGTTGACAAACTGTCACTACGTAGTAATGTCTGTTCATGAAATACATTCATCGTGATAATTTTCGATTCTTGACCGGACACGGTCGCGAAGCGTGCAACATCATCGATCTCACACTGGAGAAGTTAGATATTAGATTTAATTACGGCTTCACGTCGTTTATGCAGATGATAGCCGGGGACAATACGAAAACCACATTGCCAGTCGGCACCCTTGTTGTGTGGTATTTACCGAAAAAACGTACTGTTACGACCGATTTCGTAGGGCCTAATCCGGGCTCGTTTGATCTGTCAGATGAAATCGGATTGAAGATGTTCAAAGGGCTTTCTGATCGAGGCCCGGTTCGTAACCTTACGATATGCACCCTTGCTGATGACGACTTTACGATGTCTTCGATGGTATCCGTACCGTTTGATTACATTATCAAGACCGCGAAATCCTGTTGCAACGGGTATCAAGTCTATCATCACCATTACATGAGTGACTATTCGGGAAACCGATTCAGCGGTCTAGAGTACATTGGAATTACGAAACGCGGATGGCGAACCCGCTGGCGAGAACACTGCCGGTCTGCCATGCTAGGATCACACTATCGGTTTCATCGAGCTATCCGAGAGCACGAAGGATCTGCGATTCACAGGCATTCAGTTGTGGCTTGTGGAATCAGCGAAGAAAGAGCACTGCATCTTGAGGAACGACTTGTAGAAAACAGTACGCTCTACCCGTTCGGGCTCAACATGGTGCCCGGCGGCAACGCGGGGCTTGCGTATCTGCGTCGTATTGGTGCAATCGGCAACCACGAGCGCGTCGCGCCAGACGATCGACAGGATATTATCAATCGTTTCTTTGAACGAACGTCTCGTAAGGGTTTGCCGAACCCCTTAGCCGCCGCGAACTGGCTGAACGCGGATTATGCCGAGAAAGTCATCTGCGCCGGCGAGGATCGATTGAAGCCGCAACAGATTCGCGATGCTCGTTTTCTGTCATCTCTTGGGCACGCCGCAGATGAAATCGCGGCACAAGTTGGCGCCCGAAACGTCGCTCAAATTCAGCGCCTCATCGCGGGCGAAACGTATTCGCGGATTATATGATTCTCCGTCGACACCAGGAAGCCGCGCGAGACGCGGTCTACGATTCGTTTCGCGCAGGCTTGATGCGCGTCCTGCTTCATATGTGTGTGGCGTCCGGCAAGTCGCTGACGATCGCCGAAATCACGCGCGTCGCCAACATGCTCGGCTGGCGCGTGCTCATACTATCGCACGTGCGCGAGTTGGTCGAGCAAGTCGCAACGGCGCTTGCCGTCTTAAAACTTCCTGTTGGTATCAACGCCGCATCGCTCCACCAACGTGTCTGGCGGGGTCAAAATATTGTTGCCGCCATCCAGAGCGTCTATAATAACGGTCGTTCTTTCGGGCCAATTGATTTGTTGATCATAGACGAATGCCATCTCATTCCCTTCGGCGAGATGGGCATGTATCGTCAAATCATTCGTGATCTTGGCGTGCAGCGGATTGTCGGTCTGACCGGAACGCCGTTTCGACTGCAAGGTGGCCGCCTCGACCAGGGCGAAGGCGCGCTGTTTGAGAAAACTGTCTATAACTATTCGTTGCTCGACGGGATTTACGACAAATACCTTGTCCAACCGCTGTCGGTGACTGTGGACGATAAAATCGATGCGTCCGGGTTGAAAGTCAGCAAGGGCGAATTCACCGGGTCGTCGCAAGACGCTCAAATGCTGGCGCTAATGAATTCTCATGTAGCGCAGATGCGGGTCATCGGAGCCGACCGTAAACGCTGGTTGATATTTGAGGCGTCAACTAAAGCGGCGAAGGCGATGACGACGCACATGAACGAGTGGGGTATCCCGACCGGACTCGTTCTGGGCACGACACCGCACGCGGAACGTACCGCGACGATCGCTGCGTACCGTGCAGGGCGATTGCGAGCACTTGTAAACGTAGCCGCATTAACCACGGGCTTCGACGTTCAGGAAGTCGACCTTGTGGTGATGCGTCGTAAAACAATGTCACTCGGGCTGTTCATTCAGATGCTGGGTCGCGGGATGCGTACCGTCGGCGGCAACCTAGAGTCGTCGATTGCCGCAGGTAAAGCCGACTGCTTGATTCTCGACTACGCTGATAATATCGGCACTCATGGACCGATCGATCTAATTCGTCCTAAAGAGACGGTTTCCAAACTTGTCAGTTGCGACGCCTGTCGCGCTCGCGTCCCTGCCGCAGCCATGAAATGCTGGGCGTGCGATGCGCCTATGACGAAGAACTGCCCCGCATGTCTCCAACCGATCCAGAAAGGGTTGCTCGACTGCCCGCTGTGCGGTCATGATATGCGCGTGGGTGGTGGTGACGAGGAAGCCTCACCGAAGGGCCAGAAACTGCTCGAACGGCCGTCAGGCGCCGCGCTGATTGCGTCGTATAAGACGGGTGCGGCTCGGGAGGGCGGATGGCTACCGGTGTGGCGAGTATGGGAGCAGGACGGCGTCGTGACGCTGGCGACCGAGTCGGGTCAGGTGACGCTGCCGGAAGCGTTGGCGGCCTATGGGAAGGCGGCACGCTGGATCCGGTTGAGTGCGGGGGGCGCGGTTGACGCGGTGTTGATTCCGAATGGGTCGTCGCGAACATCCGTGTTGCAGGTGACGATTGGCGCGGCTGGCGTGGTGCAATTGCCGGTGCCGATGCCGTCGCCGGTGGCGAACGCGGCGTGAAAATAATTTCGGGTTGAATGCGCTTATACGTTGACAAACTGCCTGATCGTAGTAATGTCAACTCATCAAAATGGAGTTGACGCAGATGACCCACGACGAAGAAGAAAACGCCGTTCGTCAAATCGGAGAATTAATCGGCTACGGTCGAACCATGCAACTTTGCGAAGAGATATGGAACCGCAAACAGCCGGGCGGTGCGCATTCCGTCGGCCCGTGCGTCGCATCGCTAGTTCCATGCCCGCACCCCGATAATGGTCGAGATGAAAACGGGCATTGCGATTGGTGTTGCGGGTCCGGACGCATCACGCGAAAAGTCCTGTTCGCGATGTTGCGCACTTGACCCTCCCCCGACCCACCCGCGCCGAGATCGTCGCGTTTTATGACGCCCTTGAAAGGACAAGCGCCGACCCCGCAGTGGTCGCGCGCGCTCTTGGCGTGTCGGTAGGCACGGTCTACGCTACCCTGCGCGCGGAGCGGCCGGACCGCCCGCGCAAAGCCCGTCCTAGGACGTCGGACATGCCCTATCGGATTCGCGGGCTTGCCGCGAACGGCGTCAAGCCGGGTCGCATCGCGGAATTGCTGGAAGTGTCACGGACGTATGTTTATCGAGTGCTGCAAGCCCCGCCCCTGCCACCGCCGCCGTATTGAAAGGTTCGAATGATGAATACCAGGCCCGCCTTAAGGGACGCTGCGTTTCGCGTGGTGGCTGCGCAGACTTTTCTGGATGCTAAACTCAAGGAATTCGAGGCGTGCTGCTTTTACGGTGACGCGCAACGCACGTTTGCCGTCGAAGAGGATTGCAGGTCGGCGATGACGGCTTTGTTAGATGCTAAACGGGCTGCGGTCGAGGAAACGAAGCGCGATTTCCGTTGACAAACCGACGTGACGTAGTAGAGTCGCACGACACAACGGGGAGTTATCATGCCGCACATCGCCGACAACTATACCGCCAAGGGCGCCGAACGTCTTCGCAACACCATCCTCGACTATTGGGCGTCGCAAGGCTACACGAACGTCCGCGTCGAGAAATACGAAGTGTGGGACGGCGTTTGGGGTCTCCGCTCGAACCTGGTCAACGGCCTGCCGCCGGCGGACGGGCGCGGCCGATATCTCAAGAAGCGCGGCAAGCGCATCCTGACCCCGCGCATCGGGTCGGCGAGTAACCCCGATTCGTTCGAGGCGGGGAAACCGACGGGGCGCGCAGCTTAAAATTACCCGTTGACAAACACGACATTTCGTAGTAAGGTGCGCGGCTGGGAGCATTCCCGCCCGCCGCCGCGTCAAGGCGACCGCACCACCAAGTCAGGATTCAGGGTGCTTATGTCCCTGCTGATGCCGCGTCGGACGAGAATGCTAGGATCAGAACGCGGGCACCATGGATAGGCCCTCGTGTCGCCCGTCACCCTATTCGGGCGCGTTCTGATTGGCCGCGCGCGAGGCGCGATAAGCAAGGGTAGCGGTGTTCCCCTGATGGAACGTCTGCGATGACCCGGCGGCCATATTAATTCGACCGGGGGCGGAAAGCCTTCCGCCGCGCCACTGCGCGCAAGCAGGTGGTGAGTAGCGAAAGTTACGTGAAGAGATGCAGGCACATGGGCGACCTGCCGGTCGAAAAGAACAACCCGCGCCACTTTTGGCCGGGCAGTAGGTCAGCGGCCGTGCGACTCCCCGGAGTGAGGGTGGCGCTGCGGTCATAGGCGCATGGTCGCTGGCACTAGCGAAAGGACTAGAAGTGGCGAGTGGCTGACGCTCTGACGATGGAACAACAGGAATTTGTGGTTCGCCAACTCGCTGCATTCTATACCCCGCGCGATATCGCTACCGCTTTCGCCGCGCGCTTCGCCGGCATCAAGTTCAACGAACATGACGTGATGAAGTTCGACCCGCGCAAGAATGTGCTGGCACCCGAACTGTTCATGCTGTTTCGCCGCGAGCGCGAACGTGTGCTCGACGACCCGGAAACCGCGCCCTACGCTGAACAAAAGGCGCGGTTGATCCTGTTGAGCAACATGGTCGACAGCTACAAGAACAACAATCAGTTGGCCGAAGCGCGCTCCGTGATGCAACAGATCGCGGCGGAACAGGGTATCGGCCCGAAAGCGGCTGGCAAGGCCGCAGCGCCGGCAACGGCTCCCTCCGAACCGATCGAAGAGATTCGGGTGACGATTGTCGACCCGAAATCGCCCTCCTCCGACCCGCCCGCGGAGGCGTCTTAGTGGGTCGAATTATCGACACCAATCTCGCTCGCGTGTTCGTCCCGCTTGAACAGCCCGGTCGTTACATCGGCGCGCACGGCGGGCGCGGCTCGGCAAAGTCGCACTATTTCGCCGAGAAACTGGTGCGCAAGTGCGTGCGATCGCCGGGCACGCACGCCGTCTGTATCCGCGAAGTCCAGAAATCCCTGGCACAGTCCGCCAAACGCACGATCGAGGGCAAGATACAGTCGCTCGGCGTGGGTCCGCTGTTCGACGTGCAAAAGGCGGAAATCAAGACGCCCGGCGGCGGGCTTATCATCTTCCAGGGGATGCAGAACCACACCGCCGACTCCATCAAATCGTTGGAAGGCTATGATGTGGCGTGGGTCGAGGAAGCGCAGACGCTTTCGCAAACCTCGTTGCGGCTGTTGCGCCCGACGTTGCGCAAACCAGGCTCCGAATTGTGGTTCTCATGGAATCCGAAAAAGGCGACGGACCCGGTTGACGATTTCCTGCGGGGCAATTCCCCGGACGCCCTGAAGGCAAAAGCGGAAGGATCATGGAGCCCGCCGCCGCGATCGGTCGTTATTCAGGCCAACTGGCAGGACAATCCGTGGTTTCATGAAACCGAACTGCCTGCCGATAAAGACTACGACTTCAAGCGCGACCGCGATATGTACGCGCACGTTTGGGGCGGCGAGTACGAAAAGAATTCGCAGGCTCGCGTGTTCAAGAACTGGAAGGTCGAGGAATTCGACCCGCCGCCTTCCGGCACGATTCTCTACGGCGGCGCCGATTGGGGCTTTTCGCAGGATCCGACGGTCGGTCTCATCTGCTTTATCGTTGGCCGTACGCTCTATTTCTGGCGCGAGGTCTGGAAGATCGGGTGCGATATCGACCAGACGCCGGCGCTGTTCGACCAGTTGGACCCCGGCTGGACGCCCTCACGTCGAAAGAGCGACCCGAACTGGCGATCGTTGGGTCAGCGTGTGCCGTTCATTGCGGACAGCGCGCGCCCCGAAACCATCTCTTATATGCAGAAACACGGCTATTCGCAGATTCAAGCCGCGCTCAAGGGTGCCGGCTCGATCGAGGATGGCATTGAGTTCTTGAAATCCTACGACATCATCATTCATCCGGATTGCGTCCACACCGCGCAAGAATTTGAGCATTATTCGTTCAAGATCGACCCGCACACGGACGAAATCACCAACATCCTGGAAGACAAGAAAAACCACACGATCGACTCGGCCCGGTACGCGGTCGAGAACGTGCGACGTGCGGTTTCTGCCGCATATGTCCCGACCGGGTTCTATTGACGTTTGCAGTTGACAAACCGCATCGTTCGTAGTAAGGTAGCAAAGATAGGGTTGTACCCTTGTTAACGATTGGATTCCGCCCGGCGTGACTTACAACATCACCGTCCAGCATCCTTCTTACACGCAGTTCGCTCCCGCGTGGGAGTTGATGCGCGATGCGTTCGACGGCGAGGATTGCGTCAAGGCCAAGGGCGAAAAGTACCTCCCGATGAAGTCAGGCACGGCAGCCATTTCGGACATTGCGCTGCGTAAACAGGCATACGACGCCTATAAATTGCGTGCCGAATTCCCCGAACTGGTCGCGCCGACCGTGCGCGGTTCGGTTGGTATCATGCTGAAGCAATCGGCGAATGTCGAATTGCCGAAGTCCATGGAATTCCTGCGTACCCGCGCGACTCGCGACGGGCTGACCATCGACGCGTTGCACCGACGCATCGCGATCGAACTGATGGGAATCGGACGTTACGGCGTTCTGCCCGGCATCGACGCTGACGGTACGCCATACCTCGCCGGCTATTCGGCCGAAGCGATCATCAATTGGGACAGCACGAACAGTTCGCCGGACTACGTGGTTCTCGACGAGTCGGGCTACGTTCGCAACCGCGACAACGGCGCGTGGGAGGTGCAGTGCAAGTACCTCGAATGCGGCATGGAAGATGGCAGTTTCTACACCAAGGAATGGCTGCAGAACGAAAAGACGTTCGTTCCGCAGGAAGCGACCATCGCCGCTGATCGGTTGAAACGGCCTCTCAAGGTGTTTCCCTTTGTCTTTTTCAGCACGAACGACCTTTCCGCCGAGCCGGATGACGTGCCGCTCTACGGGCTGGGTCGTCTCGCCGTCCGCATCTATCGTCTTGACGCCGACTATACGACCTCTCTGCATATGACGTCCGAACCGACCCCGGTTGTTACCGGGTTCTCGGACGCCGAGGCCGCAAGAAAGGCTGGACAATTGCCGAAAGGCATCGGCGCCGCCACGCTTTGGGTGCTGCCCATGGGAGGCACCGCTGAGTTTTTGGAATTCACTGGTGCCGGCATCAGCGCACAGAAGGAAGCCATCGCCGACGCACTCACGGAAGCGGTCGCGTTCGGCTCGCAAATACTGGTTGACACGTCGAAGGCCGCTGAAAGCGGCGACGCCATTCAATTGCGCCTTGGCAACCAGTATTCGCTGCTCCACCTGATCGCGCAAAACAGTGCGTCCGGCCTGGAACGTGCGCTCAAGAATATTGCCACCTGGATCGGGGAAAACCCCGACGATGTGAAAGTGACTCCGAACCTGGAGTTCTTCGACAAACCGCTCGACGCGCAGACGCTGACCGCGCTCGTCGCCGGGTGGCAACAGGGTGCCTATTCCTATTCGACGATGTTCGACCGCCTGAAACGCGGCAACATCGTGCCAATGGATCGCACCGAAGACGACGAAAAGAAGTTGATGGCGGAGGATCCGGCGCCTGAACCGGCGGCACTTCCTGCGGACATGCAACTTTGACGGCCGCCGCCACCCGGTTGAGTGGCATGAAATAGGAGAACAGACCCGATGGGTTTGAAAGCATTCTACGAGTCCATGGACGAAGTCCCGGAGGCTCTGCGTGACCACTACACCGAGGACAAAGGCAAGTTCGTGTTGGCGGTCGATGATATCGACGACCACCCGAAGGTCCGCGGTGTCATCACGGCGAACCGTGAGAACATTCGCAAGCGCGACGAATACAAGGCGAAGGCCGCTGAAGCGGAAGCCAAGCTGGCGGAAATTCCGGAAGACTTCGACGCCGAGAAGTGGGTTTCGCTCAACGCCAATGCGAACGGCGACGACCCGGCGAAGAAAGACGAGCAGCTTCAGTCGATGAAGGCGGTCTACGAAGGCAAGCTCGCCAACCTGCAAAAGAAGTACGAAACCGACATGGCGGCGCGCGCCGCCGAGTTGCAGGAGCGCGACGGCTATATCGACAGCACTGTTCGCGACGGCGGTCTCAAGGATTCGCTCCTGGCCGTGGGCGTCAACCCGGACCTGATCGACGGCGCCATCGCCAGCCTGCGCAACAGCGTCAAAGTGCAGCGCGCCGACGACGGTAGCCGTAAGGCGATCGTTGAAACCGATCTTGGCGAAATCGGCGTGACCGACTTCGTGAAGGATTGGGCGCAGACCAAGGGTAAGGCGTACCTCGCCCCGCCGACCGGCCACGCACCAAACGGCAACGACGGTCAGCGTCGTGGCGTCAAGACCCCCGCTGGAGATTTCGGCGGCAACAAAGCGGAGCGCGTCAAGGCGCTCAATTCCAAATTCCCGGAGTTGGCGGCGCAGTAACCGCCCTCTCCGCACTACCTGCTGCGACCTCGACGAGGTGGCAGCGTCACACAACGGCGTGATGCGCCACCTCGCTATTCGTTTCAACGAGACAGCAACAGGAGTCCCCTATGTCTCTTTCGCAGATGGAAGTTTTCAACAAGTACGTCATGCCGGCGACGATCGAAACGCTGGCTCAGCAGGTCCAGAAGTTCAACGGCGCGTCGGCCGGCGCGATCACCCTGACCACGGATGGCTTCGAAGGTGATTTTCTTCAGCAGTCGTTCTATGCGTCGCTCGCTTCCGCGCGTCGTCGCGTCGATCGGTATGCCGCGCAGGCTTCGGTGACCCCGACCGATCTGACCCAACTCAAGCAGTCGACGGTCAAAGTCGCCGGCGGTTTCGGCCCGGTGCGGTTCGAGCCCTCGCAGATGACTTGGCTTTTGAAGCCGACCGCGGAAGGCATCGAAATGGCGTCTCGCAGTCTCGCTGAAGGCTTGCTGCAGGACCAGCTTAACACCGCGATTGCGGCGTTGGTGGCTGCGATCGGCAATCAGGGTGCGGACACCGTGGTCGACGTTTCCGCCACGAAGGTCGCCGATTATGCGACGGTCAATGACAGCCATGCGCTGTTCGGCGACTCGTCTTCGAACCTCGTCGCGGAAGTGATGAGTGGGCAGAGCTACCACGCGTTCATCGGTCAGAACTTGACCAACGCGCAGAACCTCTTCCAGTCGGGCGGCGTTCGCGTTGTCGACATTCTGGGCAAGGTGGTGGTCGTGACCGATGCACCGGCGCTCTACAGTGCCGCGGTTGCCAGCCCGTCGGCGCCTGCCAAGCGTCGCGTTCTGTCCCTCGCCGCCGGCGCGGCCGTGGTCCACGATGGGCGGGATATCATCTCGAACATCGAAACCAGCAACGGTCAGACCCGCATCGAGACTACGCTGCAGATCGATTACACGTTCGGTCTCGGCCTCAAGGGCTACACCTGGGACGTGACCAACGGCGGCAAGTCGCCGACCGACGCGGAACTGGCTACCGGTTCGAATTGGGACAAGGTTGCCAGCGACGTCAAGAATACCGCTGGCGTCATGGCTATCGGTAAGGCGTCCGCCGCCTAATCCACAAGACGAATAGGGGCGGGAGCGATCCCGTCCCTTTCTTCCTTGAACGGGGATTTCATGTCCAAAGAACTTAAGACCATCTACGAACCGCATCCCGTGTCGCCCGCGCGCAAGAAAGAGTTGCGAGCGCAAGGCTACCGTATCGTGGACGCGGCGTTCGCACCGCGCGACGCGCGCCCTGCACCGGCGTCTGTGCAACAGCCGAATCCACTGCCGCCGCCGCCCGCTCCTGCCCCGGCTGAAAAGCCGAAGCTGGGTCTGCCGAAGAAGGACTAACCCATGGCGATCACCCTGACCGTCGAGGATGGCACCGGCAAGGATGACGCGAATGCGCTCGTCGCGCTGGACAGTGCCAAGGAATATTGGGACGGTCGGGGCCTCTCCTACGCCGGGTTCACAGATGATGCATTGAGCGGCGCGATCGTGCGCTCAAGTGCGCTGCTCGGCACCGCCTATCGCTGGCAGGGTGCCAAGATCAACGGTCGCGCGCAGACGATGCCATTCCCGCGAACCGATTTGACCGACGCCGACGGCAATGACGTGGCGGATGATGAAGTACCGCGCGAGATCATCGCGGCGTGCTGCGAACTGGCATTGGTCGAGGCCGCTACGCCCGGCGCGCTCAATCCGACGGTCGTGCTGGCGGACAAGGTCACGTCAGAACAAATCGGTCCGATCCGCATGGAGTATGCGAACGCATCGTTAGGTGCCGAATCTTCGCGTCCGACGCTCACGATCGTTTCGGATTTGATTGACCCGTTTCTCGACAGCGGCGCGGGCGACTTCACACTGTTGCGAGTGTGACGCGCATGGCCGATTTCAACTACGCCCGCACCCGATCGACCGCCGAACGTCTGATCGAGCGATTCGGTCAAGCCGGCGCGCTTCGTCGCACGACGGATGATGGCGACCCGTTCAATCCGGGCAGCCAAACGACCACGGACCACGCCTGTACATTCGCGATTTTGGACTACGCGAAGAGCGTGGTCGACGGGACGTTGATCAGGCAAACGGACCAGATGGCCTACCTGTCCACGGCTGGACTGACGATCGCGCCGGAAACGACTGATCGACTTGTGGTGGGTGGCACCGCCATGACCATCGTATCGGTTAAGCCGCTGTCGCCTGCGGGGACGGTGTTGATGTGGGAATTGCAGGTGCGGAAATGACATCGTCAACATTCGACGCGTGGAAGAACCCAAACGGAACATATAACGGCGTGCAGATGCTCGCGGATATCTCGGGCTTGTCACTGGCAGAAGTTCAGTGGACGGCGAACCGACTCAAACATCTCCTGCGCGTCGAAAAGAAATCGAAGATTGAAGCGAAAGCGATCGTGAAGGCGGAGAGCGCGACCAAGCCTTGGCTGGCGTTGTAAATGCCCACCCGCACCGCACCCTCCGAAATCGAACGCCTTACCGCGACATGGGAGCCGCGGATACGTGATGCGTTCCTTGAAGCGTTCGCGGCTGCCGTCACGCACGTCGACATCGTCGCGCTCACCGCGCTGATTCAGGCGGGCAACATCGAAGGCGCGCTCGCCGCTGTCGGCGTGTCAACCGCTGATTTTTCCGCCCTCGCGCTGACCCAAACTTCCGCGTTCCACGACGCCGGCATGGCGCTCGCGCGTACGGCGAGTCGCGCCACGTTCCGATTGCTATTCGACGTGCGCAACCCGCGCGCGGAACAATGGATCCGTCAACGGTCGTCCACGCTCATTCAAGAGATCACCGACGACCAGCGCACGACGATCCGCAACTCGCTTGAAGCGGGGATGCGCGCCGGTGAAAACCCGCGCACCACGGCGTTGAACCTGGTCGGCCGGATCGATCCGCGTACCAAGCAACGCACCGGTGGCGTCATCGGGTTGCACTCGACGCAGGAAGAGTGGCTGCGGTCCTATAGCGTCGACTTGGCATCTGAAGACCCTACGCGCCTTAAAGCCCTGCTCCAGCGCGGTCTACGCGACAAGCGTTTCGATGCCACGGTATTGAAGGCGATCAAGAACGGAACATCTATTCCGCCCGACATACAGGCGAAGATGCGCGCGGCTTACGCGAACCGCGCTTTGAAGTGGCGCGCGGACAATATCGCGCGGACGGAAACCATCCGCTCCCTTGGGCAAGCACAGACAGAGATGTGGCAACAGCAGATCGACCGCGGCAAGGTCGACGCGGACTTACTCTTGCGGTTTTGGGTCACGGCTGGCGATGAACGGGTCCGGCATACGCACCGCCTCATCCCTGGCATGAATAAAGACGGTCGAAAGTGGAATGAGCCGTTCGACACGCCGACAGGGCCGCAGATGCACGCGCCGTCACAAACAGACATTGGTTGTAGGTGCTACGAAAAAGTGACTGTGGATTGGCTTGGAGCGGCGTTGAGGAAAAAGAAGGAACGCGAGACGCCGTAAGTTGACAAACCGTATTAACGTAGTACAGTTACAATATGCCTCGCGCAGCTAATTTTGTCCAACGATACTGCTCCGTCGAGACGTGTTCTCGAAAGCATTATGCGCGAGGCTGGTGCAGCCGCCACTACGGACAGTGGCGCGTTACCGGAAACCCTATCGCGTCTCGAACGCACACAAAAAGGGGCGAACCTATTTCTTGGTTGCGCGCGCACGTTTCCCACGATTCGGACGATTGCTTGCCGTGGCCGTTTGCCAAAACTCCGCAAGGATACGCAAACTTGGGGTCGGCATCCATAAGGAACGCTAACCGATTAATGTGCCAACTAGCACATGGCACGCCTTCCGATCCTAATAAGGTGCACGTCGCGCATTCCTGCGGGCAAGGGCATCGCGGGTGTATTAACCCTCGTCACCTTCGATGGGCTACACGTTCGGAAAACGAGCAAGATAAAATAGCGCATCGCACGTCTAACGACGGGATGCGGAACGGAATGGTTAAATTGACCGATGCGGACGTTCAATTGATCCGTGAATTGAGCGGACGAACGTCGCACGAACAGATTGGTCGCATGTTCGGCGTCCTCCGTCAGACTGTCGACAAAATCGTAAAACAGCAACGATGGACGCGCGCGGCTCCTGTATCTTCAGCAGTTCGTCCGATAAATCCTCACGCGCGTGCATCTACTCAAGGATGGTGGCGACGACGAGTGCTCAAGCGAGACCATTATCGTTGCACATGCTGCGGGGGAGATGATCGTGGCCTTTTGAATGCGCACCACATCGAGCCCTACTCTGTCAACGAAGTTCTTCGGTGGGCCGTCGACAATGGTGCAACTTTGTGCGCCCCTTGCCATCTTGCGTATCATCGACAGTATGGCGTGAAAAAAGCGAACGCATCCACTTTCGCACTATTTCTCTCCATATCTTCGGTCCAGGCGGCGGCATAATGGCTAACGATTTTGCAGCGCAGGTCGAGGCGTGGGTCGCGCAATCGGTCGACCTGATGGAAGGCGTCATGCGCGAATCCACGCAACGCACGATCGACATCATGCAGACGCCCGGCCCGTCGAAAGCGTCCACGAAGAAGGCCATCGAGAAAGGCGCCGGACTCGGCAAGAACGGACGCAACAGCAAAAAAGCCATGGGACCGGTCGGACCCGGCACCGGTGGCGGACGATTACCGGTCGACACAGGCTTTCTATGGCATTCACTAGTCGTGTCACTCGACGGGATGCCGTTGCTCCGCGACAACCCGACCTCACAAGACCAGACGTACACCTACAACCCTGGCCCGATCAACGCGACGATCAACAACGCGAATCTCGGCGACACCATCTTCGCCGGCTATTCCGCCCGCTACGCGCGAAAAGTCGAGTTTTCTTACGGCTATCTATTCGTATCGACCGCCACGCAACGATGGCCGCAAATCGTCAACGGCGTGGTGCAGGATTTGAAGGGGCGGATGGCAAATGGTTAGTAAGGCGGAGGCGGCAGGTCTTGCTTCGGCGGGGCGTCCATACTGCGCACAAGCGCCATCTGGAACGCGACCAGCGCGAGCCGCGCCGACGTGAGCGCTGTATTCGCCGCAGGGCTGATGCCGCCATCTTTGCCAAGCGCCATCGCAGCGTCATGCAGACGGTCGTAAGCCTGTATATCCGTTAACTTTTTCACCATCGGGGAAAGGATAGCCCATGGCAACCGCAGTTTCAATAGAGGCCAAAATCACGCTGGCACTGGAGCAAGCGGTGCTTTCCGTGGCACAGGCGGAATCGGTCGCCATCGCCGCGCCGGGCGTACCATTCACGCCGACCGGAGACCCATATCTCCGCGTAACCCTTGCGAAAAACACGCCGATCAATGTCAGTTTGAGCGGCGGTCGCGAGCCGGTGCGACAGGGCATCTTGCTGGTCGTCGTGGGGTGGCCGGTCGGTCCGGGTATCCTGCCTGCGACCGAACTGGCGGCGAAGGTGCGGGACGCGTTCAAGTTCAACACCCGGTTCAACTTCGACGGCGGCATGGTCAAAATCTGCGACGAACCGACTATTCAAGGCGACGTCGGCGACGGTGTGAACATCGAGATTCCGGTCGTGATCAGGTGGATGGCTTTTACTTGAGCCCATCCAGCCACGCACGAAACGCCTTTGCGGTAATCGTTCGGGTCAAATAACTTGCAGCGTCGGACCGTTTGCCGAACGTCTTGACCTTCCCGTCCTTTCGAACGAACCGCGCATAGTAGCCATCCACGTCGAATTCCACGCTTGTATCGACGGGCGGGTTTTTGATGCACACTTCGATGTGCTCGATCAGGCCGGGGCAGCGTTCGGTCCATGATCGAACTTCAAAGGCGGTTCTACTGGCAATTCCGACGCAACACGTACCGAGTAATAACCGCACTTTATCGTCACTGGACATTTCGGCACCACCCGGACCGCGTCCGCCTGATGTTACTAAGCCCGCGCCGCGCAAGAAACCCGCGACGGCGGTCACCGTGGGCTTGGTCAAACCCAACGATTGGGATGTGTGTATGACGAGTTCTGAGAGCTTCATGTTTTACCACGTGCTAGTTTTAAGTAATTTACTTGATTTTAGCACGGTGTCAAGCGTTGACAAACCTCCTTCAACGTTGTAGCGTCTCGTTCCTACCCAAGGAGCGATATGCCATCCCTCTTTATTCAGGGCCACCACGGGCTCGGTGATTGCATTCACCAGCGCGCGATTGTGCGTCACTTTCTCGACTCCGGTTATGACGTCTGGATCGAAACTCCGTGGCCGTCGGTCTATCACGATTTGCCGGTCCATTGCGTTCCCAAGGATTCGCCGCTGCGGACGCAGGCGAAGAACCTGGCGCGCGAGCGTGCGCTGTTCTCCACGGTGCCGGTGCCGCGCGCCGCCCGCAGGGTTCAGTTGCGCTACGACGGCGACGGCGTCCGCCGCGCCGGTTCGGTGCTCGGTGCCATGGGCTATCCCGACGCGACCAACTTTTGGATGCCGGTGCCGTGGACGTGGTGGGCACGCGCAGCATGGGGTGAATTGAAAAGGGCAGGATGGAACGGCAGAAAGCCCATCATGCTCTATCGACCTTTGGTCGAGCGCATCGAATATCGCGCCGGCGCGCTGCGCAATCCCGACCCCGCCGCCTATGCCGGATTGTTCAATTCGATTCGTGACCGCTATTTCGTCGTGTCGGTCGCAGACATTGAGCCGAACCGCGAATGGATTGTCGGCGAGCGCATCGAGGCGGACGTCACGTTCCACCACGGCGAATTGAATTTCCCTACCCTCGCCGGCCTCGCCTACATCTCCGATCTAGTTTTCTGCGCACCCGGCTTTGCGACCATTCTGGCGCAGGCGGTCGAGACGCCATCTGTGACGGTGTACGGCGGGTTCGAGCGGGGCACGTCGTTCTCGACTGGTGCGCGCCATGCGCCGACGTTGGCGATTGAGCCGGTGCAGCCGTGCGACTGCTTTGACGGCGGCTGTCGGAAGCGATGCACCAAGGCAATCGACATGCCCGCGGCGCGCGCGGCGCTGGAGGCGTTCATCCTGTGACCATCAAGCGCATCCTTTCCGCCGACCGCGAAGCGTCCCTGCTCCATTGGCTTCGCGCTGTCGATGGCGTCCCCGGCGCGGTCGCGGAATGCGGCGTCTACTGCGGCTCCACGTTGCGGATGCTGGCAAAGGCTGCACCTGATCGTCGGGCTTGGGGCTTCGATACCTTCACGGGTTTACCGGCCGCTATGTGGTCCGCGGGTGAAGTTCACCAGCCGGGTGATTTTGCAGACACCAGTTTCGATGCGGTGCGCGCTGCCCTCGTCGACTGCCCGAACGTAAAACTCGTTCGCGGCGAATTCCCGGCGTCGACCGCTCGCGTTTCACTGGACGGCGAACGCTTCGCTTTCGTCCACCTGGATTTCGATTTCTACGAATCGACTCGGCGCGCGCTTGATTGGCTATTGCCGCGCATGTCGCCGGGCGGCGTGATCGTTTTCGACGACTACGAATGGCACCGCTGCCCTGGCGTGAAGCGGGCAATTGACGAGATGGGTTTGGTAGTCGAACGGACCGTGACGCATCAAGCGGTGTGGCGCGCATGACGAACTACCTTTGTTACTACGTTCGGTATCGCATCGCTCGATGGGTGATGAATTTCGGTTTGTGGTTGATACCTGACGGCGCGTACAAAACCGATCTGCTGCAATTGCTGTTCCAGCTTCGTGCGAAAGTTGAGCGCGTGGTCCGGGAGGCGGACGCATGACTGGCATCGCAGTCGTTCTCGGCGGCGCTGCCGGCGCGTGGGATGAACTGGTCCGTGCGTCACAAATAGCCCCGGTGCGGTACTTGTGCGCCGTTAATGATGCAGCGATGCACTACCCCGGCGCGTTCGACGCCTTCGTGACCTTGCACCCGGAAAAGCTGTCCGGATGGCTCGGCGCGCGCCGCACTGCCAGTCTCCCCGAACCCGCCGCGGTCATCGCGCACACCGCCGCCCCGCACGTCACCGACGTTGTCGATTACCAGTGGCCGGGGCAGCCCGGATCCGGTTCGTCGGGGCTGTTCGCCGCCAAGATTGCACTGGAGCGCACCGACCTGCCCGTAGTGCTTTGCGGCGTTCCGATGCAAGCGGAGCGCGCGCACTTTTTCAACGGGCAGCCATGGGGCGACGTGAACCAGTTTCGCGCGGCGTGGGAATGGGCGGCGGCGCAAGGTTTGCTGTCGCGCATTCGATCAATGTCGGGCTGGACTGCCGAACTGGTGGGGGTGTTTGGGAAATGACGATCGGGGAGATCAAGAATCCTATCAAACGTCGCATAGCGGTTTTGATAGTCGCGCCATTTGCAGTCATCGCGCACGTGATGGTTCATGCCGTCGACGGACTGTGTTGTGCGTGGGAAGATATCCGGAGTGCGTGGTGACCCCCGACACCCTCCGCGCCTGCTACAACTTCCTGAACGAAACGCGTCCGTTCGATCGATGGAACCTGCCCGACGGCGATGACGTCGAATTCCGCGTGGTCCGCGACCCGACCGTGTTCGGCTGGTACATGCGCGAGCCGGTCACCGGCCGCCACGTCATCGGTGTATCCACGACCACGGTGAAGCACACGGACACGCTGATTCGGACAATGGCGCACGAACTTGTCCACCTGCACGAGCACAATTCCGGACCATGTGGGAAAGGCCATAGTCGCGCATTTCGTGGCTACGCCGCGCAGGTGTGCAAGGCGCACGGGTTCGATCCAGGGGCATTCTGATACGTTGACAAACCGCTTTGCCTGTAGTAAGGTAGCAAAGTTGAATTTATACCCCGTATTTGGAGGGCCGGATGGCCGGAACTGACCTTTACCCCGTCGCTGGTTCGAAAATCTATATCGGTGGTGTGAAGGCCACGCAGACCGCCGACTTCACGGAATCGGATTTCGCAGCGGTCACCTGGGTCGAAATTGACGGCTGGTCGCAAATGGGCGCTTACGGCGACGCTGCGCAGGTCATCACGACTTCGCTGATCAACCGCGGTCGCGACGTGAAGCAAAAGGGCACCCGCAACGCCGGCTCCATGCAGAACGTATTCGCCGAGATCGCCGACGATGCCGGACAAGCCGCGCTGATCGCGGCGGAAAAGACTTCCAGCAATTACGCCTTCAAGATCGAGGGTGACGACGCCGCGACCTCCCCCGCCTCCCCGACGCCGCAGCCGTCCAAGGCATATTTCGTCGGGCTCGTGACCAGTGCGCAGCGCGCCGGCGGTGCCGCAAACACCGTCAAGAACCTCAACGCCACGATCGAAATCAATTCGAACATCGTGGACGTCGCCGCCAACCCGTAACCACCCGCACCACCTACAGCCCGACGCTGGCGGGCGCTCACCACCCAAGGGGCCACATGACCGATCTTTCCGACTTCGCGAATCTCGCGAAGGTTCAAGACGACGGCATCGACGTCGAAATTCTGCATCCCAAGACCGCCGAACCGATCGGCATGGTCGTTCGCGTGGCGGGGCCGGACAGCGCCCGGCAAAAGCGCGCCCGCAGCGCCGTCAACAATGCGCGCCTGCAAATGTCGCGCAACAAACGGTTGACCGCCGCCGAATTGGAAGCCGATGGGCTCAAGGTGCTCGTCGCATCGATCATTTCGTGGTCCGGCGTCGAGGAAAACGGACAGTCCATCGAACTTTCGACGGAGACGGCGACCGACGTTCTGACGCGCTTTCCGTTCATTCGTGAGCAGATCGACGCAGTCGTGGGTGACCGGGCGGGTTTTATCGCGACCTGATCGCCGAACTACTCGTCGCCCTCGACGCTCAGGTCACGCGCTCCGAACCGCCCGAACTTCCTAGTTCCGTGCAACACGTATGGGACTGGTTTTGGGCATTGAGTGCGGCTCGACGGGAGGGGTTCAACAGGTGGCAGCCGATCGATCATACCGAAATATCAGCATGGTGTGCATTGACCGGCGTTCAGTTGCGACCTTGGGAGTTGGCTGCCCTTCGCGCGCTCGATCAACGCTATGTGTATGGCCCGCCGCCGCCGGAAGAACCTGTGACGCCTTCACTGGTCAAGAGGCTGTTCGGTAATGGCTGATCTCGCCACTCTCGGTTTCGCGGTCGACAGCAGTCCGTTGGCCCGCGCCAAGGGCGCCATGCAGGGCATGGTGCCGGCTGCCAAGGGCGCGCAGACGGCAGTCGACGGAATGGTCGACGCGGTCAACCGCGTCAAGCCTGCGTCTGATGGACTCGCCGCCAGCGCCGGCCGCACCGGGCAAGCGCTCGGCGCGCAGTCGGCGACCGTGACTCGACTTGCGAACGAATATCGACAACTGAGTGACGTGCAACGGCGAATCAATGCCGCAACCGGCGTCAATGGCGGCAGCGGCATCGCCGAAATGATCCAGCAGGGCCAGGCGATGGATGCGCTCCGCGCCCGTTTCAACCCTCTGTTCGCAGCGCAACGCCAGTACCGGCAGGAATTGGTCGATCTTCGCGGCGCGCTGCGACAAGGCGCGATCGATCAAAAAGAATACGCCGACGCGCTCATGAACACGAAGGTCGCGTTCACGTCGCAGGTGAATTCGATTCGTGGCGTTTCTGCCAAGGACGATTTTTTCGACCAGACCGCGGCAGGCGCCGGTCGCGCCGGCAAGGCGATGCAGGGGCTCAGTTTCGACGCGCGCAATCTGTCGTTCCAATTGGTCGACGTGGCGCAGGGTCTCGCCATGGGTCAATCGCCCATGATGATCTTCGCGCAACAGGCGGGCCAGATCGGTCAAATTGCCGCGACGTCGGAAAAGGGCATCAAGGGTCTATTCGCGGAAATCGGATCCGGTATCGCCAAGGTCTTGACGCCGATGCGGCTGCTTACGGTTGGTGTCGCCGGCATCGCTATCGGTCTGCTCGCATTGATTAAGAACGCCGTCGACAGTTCGAAGGCAATGGACGACCTGGCGAAGTCAATCAACACCACGCGATCACTATTGCATGGACTCGAACAAGTCGCCGGTGGTCGCGGCATCAACACCGATGAGTTCGCCGCGGGCATGAAGTCGTTCGGCGATCAGGTGTATCTCGCGAAACGCAACATGGGCGACCTTGTCGGCTTGTTCCGCGCGAATGGCATCGGTCCGGTCAAAGATTTGCAGGACGCGATGCAAAAGGTCGCGGACCTTGTCGCGCGCACCAAGGACGATCAGCAGGCACAGAAATTGCTGGTCGAGGCCGGTTTACCCGCGAATGAGCAATGGGTCCGTTATATGCGCGACCTGTCGCGCGGCATCGACAACGCGACTGCTGGGACGGTCAAATTCAACGACGCCGCCGAAGAGAACATGATCGCGAAGGCTCGCGAATTCGATAAGGCGTGGGACACGACAGTCACCAAACTCGTCAACGGGTTCAAAGCGGCGGCGGTCACCATCGGTGACGCGCTGACGAAGATCGTTGTCCCCGACTGGTTGAAAACGCTGCTCAGTCTCGGCGCGACGGTCGCGACCGCCGTGATGACCATGGGACTCGGTCCGGTGGGCGCGGCGGTCAGCGCCGGTGCGACCGCGACGAAGAATTATATGGCGAGCGGAGACTCGTTCTCCGCGCGGTTCGGTGCCGCTGGCCCCAACCCGGCGAATGACAACTCCGCGCTGCAAAAGGGACTGGATCAGTGGGCGAAGAATTGGCGCAACGGTTTCGTTCCCGAACCTGGCGCGGCCGGTGCGAGCAAGCCGCCCGCCTCGCCGGTCACGCGCGAAGAACAGATGAACCGCATCATGCGCCAGCAGCAACAGATTTCGCTGCTCGGCGACATGGCGACGGTCGAGGATCAGGTTAAGTCCAAGGAACTGGAACTGGCAGCCGCGTTTCTGCAAACCGGCGTCGGCTTGGGCAAATATAAGGATGCCGTTTTGAACGCCGTGCGCGCACAGGCGGAAATGTCGCGCGTGCAGCAACAGGTCACCATCGGCGTGTTCAATCTGGACGCGGCGAACAAGGCCGCTGCCGATACGCTGCAAATGTGGATCGATAAGAAACTGCTCGATCCGACTAACGCCGATCAAATGGCGGCAGCGATGAATGTTCTGAAGAAGAACACGCGCGACATGGCGGATGCGGCGAGCGTGGCAGGATCCAATTTGCCGCAGTTGCAGCAGGCGTTGAACGACGCGTCGAATGTGAACAAGCAAATCGACCAATTCGCTACGTCGTCATTCAACAGCATCACGACCGGTCTTGCTGATATCTTCGACGGCACGAAGTCTGCATCGCAGGGCTTCGCAGACTTGGGCAAGACGGTGATTCGCGCGCTCGAAGAGATGCTGATCAAGATGTATATCGTCATGCCGATCTTCAACGCGCTCAAGGGCGCAATTGGGGGCATCGGCGGCGGTGGTATCGGCGGCATTCTCGGGACGTTGTTCGGTGGCGGCGGTGCAAGCGCCACGATGGGTGTCGGCGGGCTCGCTGCCATCCACCACTCAGGAGGCGTCGCAGGCGGCGGCAACGTCATGCGGTCGGTTATGCCTGCGATGTTCCTTGGCGCTCCGCGCTATCATAACGGCGGTATTGCCGGACTGGCGCCGGATGAAGTGCCTGCAATTTTGCAACGTGGCGAACGGGTTATCCCGCGCGGTGCGAGTAATGACAACGGCGGTCCGACCATCAACATCATCAACCAGACCAGTACACCGGTTCAGCAAAGCGGTACGCGACAGAATGCCGACGGCAGTATCGACGTGTTCATTCGCGACGCGGTCAAAGGCGTTATGCTCGACGACGCCAGCAAAAACGGCGACATCAGCAAGGCGTTCGCGGCGCGGCAGGCGGGGTTCGGAACGTAATGGCAATTCCTAATTGGCCGGCGATCACCGACGCTCCGTTGGTCAACGGATTCCAGTTGCAAGGCTGGGGGCCGGGACCGATCGTCACGGAGATGGAAGGCGGGAACGTCCGATCCCGTCGTCGGCCCGGCGATAACGTCTCACTGATTACACAACGCATTCGCATGACGCTGGCAGAACTCGCGACGTTCAAAACCTGGTACGGCACCACGATCGGCGGCGGGACAGGACGATTCAATATGAGCGTTTGGACCGGGGCTGCGTTCGAAACAAAGGTGTGCCAGTTCAACCTATCAAGCCCGATTCAATATGACCCTGTGACCGACGAACTGGTCGACGTGCAGATGCAACTACGCGTGTACGGTGTTTGATGGCAACGCATTCCGAAGCGATACTCGAAGCCAACGCGTGTTGCCCGCCAGATGAAGTGCTCTATTGCACCCTGGAACTGGAACATCCGTCGTTCGATCAACCGGTTTACGTTGTCGCCAATGTGGCGGACGACATTGAACTAGGTATTGAGGCCGGGAGCGACGTGAACCAAGGCGCAATGGTCAACCACGTCGCCTGCCCGTTCAAGGCGGAATATCCGGAACAACGGGAGGGGCAACCGCCGCAGTGCAAGGTGTCAATCGACAACGTCAAGCGCGAACTCTTGCCGAAGATCCGCGCGGCGCTCGGGGTTCGCGCTTACGTCAAGGTGACATATCGCGAGTATCTTGGCAGCGACCTGTCCGAACCGGCTTACGGCCCCGTACAATTCATCCTGTCGAAAGTCACGGTGAAGGCGGCGACGCTCGCCGGAACGATCATGGTCGGCAACTTACAGAACAAGCGATTTCCGCGGTCAGATCAGAACTACAATACGACGCAATTTAGAAGCCTGTTGCCGGGATAAAAGGAGCCACCACTATGGGTGTTCACGAACACGAAGTGCGAGCTAAGACGGATCGCTTGATTGCCGCTGTCGAGGCACTCACGGAGGAGCTGCGGCTCACTCGCTCTCGAAAGGTGTATACGGTCATCGTCAGAGACTACGAGGATTGTATTTTCTGCGCCGGAATATTTTCTTCGGAAGATGCTGCCGAAAAAGAACGGCAGCGGCATGGAAGCGCCGATGTTTTTGGCTGCGTCATCAACGGAAAGACGGATGAACCGGCCTTCGCGGTTGATAGTATTGGTGTTGATCAGATAATCCGCGACGCCGTGAGTAAAGTCGTCGTCGACGACGCGCGACGTCACGGCCCGATCTCGATTGCATCGCTGAAATCGTGACATCCCGCGCCAACTTGCTCGCCGCTTTGATCGGTCAGCCGTGGTCATGGCGCGACGGCAACTGCTGGGACTTCGCTTGCTACGTCCAGGCAACGTTATTCGGCCGCACCCTGCCCTCCGTCTCGGTGCCGGCGGACCTGTCCAAGCGATGGGTTCTGGAAGCCTTCGACGGGCACCAAGAGCGTGCCAACTGGACCGAGGTGTCGAACGGTCCAGGCGGCATCGTCACCGCTCAGGACGGCGCTCTGTGCCTGATGGCGCATTTGCGGATACCGGGCCACATCGGCGTCTGGATGAAGCCGGAAGGCAAGATCATCCATTGCGACGAACATGCGGGTGTTTGCTTTGAAACGCCACTTGCGCTTCGTCAGCAAGGCTGGCGGCAATTGAGATTTTTCGAGCCGAAGTAGGAGATTGAAATGGCAGACGTTGTTGATGAGCCGGGCGTGTTCTTTGTCGCGCGCGATCAGGAGATCAGCCCGCAAGGCTTTGTGTTTGGAGTTCTGTCACGCGCGCCAGTGGTGGATGGGCCGTATTTCTGCAAAGCAGCGGCCATCCAGGCGGCCGAGGCCATCCAGGATCACGGCACCTATCGCATCTTCAAGGGCGAGGCTGTTCATGTCGTGAAGGTGGAGCGGCCGCAGGTGTCGTCGGAACCGTTGGCGTAAGACTTGCAATTTTACTACTGGTGTGGTAGTTTGTCAACGTGACAGCTACTCTCCCCAAGCTCCCAACTAAGATGCCTCGCGAACGGCGTAGTGCGTCCGCGCGCCGCCCGGTGCTGCACGTCGTTGCGCCGGGTCTTGAGGTCGCGCAGGCCGGCGCGCGCAAGGGCGAGACCGTCACGGCCTTCCTGCGGCGTACCGGTTGGGCCACGCGCGACCCGCGCTACGGTTGGCAATTCCGGAAGCGCCTGCCAACGTACCTGACTGTTAATGGCGATGCGGTTCTTCGCAAAGACTGGCGCAAGACCCGCATTGCGGCGAACGACAACGTCTGTTTCATTTCCGTCCCACGCGGCGGCAAACAGGGCAAACAAGTCCTCGGGCTTGTCGCACTGGTCGCCGTTGCGGCATTCGCGGCTTGGGCGGGGCCTGTCCTCGCTGCCTCCTATTTCGGCGGGTCCGCCATCGCCGGCAGCTTGCTCACGGCAGCTATCGGCCTTGGCGGCGCTCTGCTGGTCAACGCACTCGTCGCGCCGAAGCAGGGCGCGACGAACGACGGCACGCCGACCGATCAGATTTATGCCGCGTCGGCGCAAGGCAATCGCGCGCGGCTCGGTCAGCCGCTTCCGGTCTGGTACGGCCGGAACAAGGATTATCCCGACTTCGCCGCGACGCCATGGGGCGAGTTTCAGGGCAACGATCAATATTTGAACGTGCTGCTGTCGGTGACGATGGGCAGCATGGACTACGAGCAATTGTTGATTAGCGATACGCCGTTCTGGAATCCGACCGATGGCGTACTGCCTGCGTTCTCATCGGCTCAAGTTGAGTTTTACGAGCCGAACGCGCCGGTCACGCTGTTCCCGGTCAACGTCACGCAGTCGGACGAGGTGAACGGGCAGCAACTTCCGCACGATTATGGCTGGATCGGACCCTATGTCGCGAACGCACCCGCAACCGAAGCCTATCGATTGGCCGTGGATTATGTCTTTCCGGCGGGCTGCTATACCACGAACGATGACGGCGAGACTGTCGGGTTCGGCGTAACCGTCGCCGCAGAGCGTCAAGAGGTTGACGACGCGGGAACGCCCATCGGCGACTGGACGGCTCTACAGACGATCACAAAATCCTATGCCTCGCGCTCGCCCATCCGCGAAACGTTGCTGGTTGACGTTCCGGAAGGCCGTTATCAGGTGCGGTTTCGTCGATTGAGCGACGTGCCGGCCGATAACAAGGGCGCGGCCGAGGTCGTCTGGGCCGGCCTTCGCGCCTATCTCCGCGGCGACAACACCTTTTCGGTTTCCACCATCGCGATCCGCATTAAGGCGACCGAGACGACGCAGGGCTCCTACAAGTTCGGTGTGATCGGGACCCGGAAACTACCGGTATGGGATGCCGAGAACGCGACATTCGCCACGGAGGCGACCCGGAGCCCGGCATGGGCGTTGCTCGATATGGCGACGAATGCGCAGTACGGCGCGGAAGTGCAGGTTTCAAAGACCGACTTCAATGCCATCGTCAATCACGCGGCTGGCTGCGTCTCGCGCGGCGATAGCTTCGATTACGTGTTCAAGTCGGCCGTTGCAGTGCCGGAGGCATTCGATACCGCGCTGATTCCGTCGCGCGCCCGGCATATGTGGCTGGGTGATACACTGTCGCTGGTCCGCGACCAGTGGGAAACCGTCCCGGCGATGATGCTGACGGATCGCGAGATCGTCCGCGACAGCACCTCGTTCGAATATACGATGCTGGGCGAGGAAGACCCGGACGCGGTCATCATCGAATACATCGACGAGAATACCTGGCTGCCGGCGACCGTGCAGTATCCGCCGAACACGGAGGTTTTCACGGCGACCCGTCCGGAGACCAAACGCGTCAACGGCATCGTCAACCGCAACCACGCCTACCGCGAGTGCGCGTTCTACTATCTCTGTTCGATCTACCGGCGGGAGGCGGGTTCGATCGGTTGCGAGTACGAGGGGCGCGCCATCACCATGGGGCAGACGCTGCGGCTCCAATCCGAATTGCCGCAGGATTATGGCTACGCCGGCGCGGTGACGGAGCGCGACGGATTCACGCTGGCGCTCGACCCGGCCCCGGAATGGGCAGTCGGTGAGCAGCACTACATCCGTTTGCGCCGGCCGAACGGAAAGGAGTTCGGACCTATCCGCGTCGCCAAGGGCGATAACGACAACTTCGCGGTGCTCGACAGCGGTGATCTGGCGACCGTCGAAAGCCAGCAAGGAATCACGCTCGACAACGCGCTACTGCGCGCCGACGGCGGCGAATACCCAACCTATGCACTCGGCACCGCGGACAACCAGTCCAAACTGGTGAAGGTGCTCACCGGCCAGCCAAACGGCGAGACGTTCACGCTGTCGATCGTCGTAGACGACGAGCGAGTTCACGCAACTGACCTAGGCGATCCGCCAGTCTTGCCGGCAGGTCAGTTTCCCCAGAACGAGAATATCCCCTTGATCGTCGGGCTCAACACACGGTTCGGCCAAGGCGTCGCCGAGCCGCAGTTGACGGCGAGTTGGTTTCCGACGGCTGGTGCATTCTATTATCGGGCCGAGGTCAGCTACGACAGCGGCAATTCGTGGATTGAGGTCTATCAAGGCGTCGATACCAAGTTCGAGAAATTCGTCACGCTGGGCGCGCTGACGCTGCGGGTGCAGGGCGTTGGGCAGTTTCCGGGGCCGTGGTCGCAAGTTTCGATCGGCGCGCCAACCATTGAGGTCCTGTCCAACACGGTTTCGTTTAGGTCTGTCACCGAAGCCGTTCGCAAGCAGGTGACGGAAGTGTTTCAATCGAGCCTTGATGCAATCGATATGCGCGTCTCTCGCACGGCCGTTGTCGCGCAGCAGGCTCTCTCACGAACCTTCATTGATAAAACGCAGGTTCGGTCACAGCAATCATCGCTTTACAAGGAGAACAAGGGGTTCATTGAGAAAGTCCAGACGACGGCAGCCAACGCCGACGCCGCAATGGCCGAGGATATCAATCGACTATTTGCGGGAGCGAATGGCGCGGAAGGACAGATCAACCAAACGGCGATCGTGGCGGCAAATGCTAACGAGGCCGTGGGAGAACTCGGCAACGAAGTAACTGCGAAGATTGGACCGAGCGGTTCAATCACAACGACCGTCTCGGAACACACGACGGCACTCGCTACGTTGGACGATTACGCTGCCGGGTCATGGGCACTAGCCATTGACATTAATGGGCGCATCGTTGGCCGCATTCGTCTGACTGGCGACGATCAGTCTAGTGCTTTTGAAGTGCTAGCCAGCACCTTCATGGTTAGCAGTCCCGACTCTGGCGGTACGGCAGTTCCAGTTTTCACCATTGCTAATGTGGACGGTTCGCCGAAGATCGTCTGGCGTGGCGATATGGTCGGCGATGGCGAGTTGCTTGCCCGGATGATCGCTGCCGGCGAGATCAAAGCGGTACATATAGCCGCCGACCAGATCGAAGCGGTCCACATGGCTGCCGATTCCATCACGGCGGCGAACGGCGCCATCGAGGACTTTGCTGTCCATTCGCTAAAGATCGCGGATAACGCCGTCATCGTTCCCGTTGTTGCCACCGGCGGCGGCGTGGGTGGAGCGGGAGGTTCGGTCGAGGTAACCGCTGTCACCGCCGGCATCTCGGTTGACACGACCGGCCTCGCCGGGAAAACCATCACGCTTGCCATCATATTTTCCGGGCAGCAAGGCACATCAGGCGGAAATAGCTGGTCCGTCAGCATCGATGTGAATGGAGTAAACGCATCAGGCTATTTCGGCGGTACGACTTTCCAGCCTGCTTTCTCGGCCGCGTGCTCGTTCAGCTTCACGGCGACTGGGGGGACCGACACATTCACAGTCACCGGGAAGTACGCGGCGCAGACAAACATGAGCATCAGCAGCAGTACGATTATTGTTCTCGGGTGCAAACGATGAATCTCAACATTTGCTATCACCCGGTCACCGGAGAAATCCGGCAGATCGATAACGCGTCGCTTCCTCCGATTTTCGAAGGCTTCGATTGCATAGTGCAGCAACTGGAAGACGGGCAGTCGGTCCAAAGCATCACGATTGCAACGCACATCGTTGATGTCGATGCGAAGATACTGCGGCTCCGTACCGACGCGGAGCGCGCCGCGTTTCTCGCACCGAAAGATCACGACATTTTCGGTCTTGTCGCGGCGGAATTGGCAGCAACCGATCAGTTCATGATGCCTGATCGCATGGTGTCAAATCGGGAGCAGTGGATCGCATATCGTCAACAATTACGCGATCTGTCCAAGTTGCCAGGCTCTGCATCAGACCGATTGAAAGTGTTCCCAACGCGGCCGGATGGCGTCGATGCGTCGGAGCATCTTCGATTGCGTGGGGCGTTCTCATCAAACAGAAAGCAATAAACATGACGAGTCTGGAGGAAACCGCGTATCGAACCGGCACTGTCGCTGTAACGACAGACGGGGGGGTCACCGTATCCGGCGGCATCTGGGGTGGGCCAAACGTCGTCGATGGCGACATGGTTTCTGTCGATGGCACTCCCGCGCTGCTAGTCAGCGCCGTGACGGACGCGACCCATGGGCAGTTGGTGGGTTGGTCTGACGGTGTGGTCAGCGGCAAAAGCTACGTTGCGTACAAATGTTCCTCGCTACGCTTCGACGACGTGCAGATCGCGCAAGATCTGCAAAAGCAGGTGGCTGCGCTCAACCTGATCAATTACTTCATCCCTGTGCCGGATGGAGCGGCCGCTCCGGACCCCTCATTAGGCGACGAAAACCAGCGAGCGTTTCAGGACGAGACCGGTAAGTGGTGGAAGAAGGAAGGTGGAGTCTGGGTGTTCAAAAAGAGCCCATATGACTCCTTCACCGCTGTGTCCGACTTTTTTCGCGGGCTCGGGTATAGCCAGAACGCGACGTATTACGACCGCGTAATTGACGTTGCACCGGGCTCGTGCCGCGACAGCCTCAACGAGGTGACGATTGATATCTCGGCTACACTATCGAAGAACGTGACGCTTGCGTGGTCTGCTGGTCAGAATGGCGGGAGCCTCGACGCTGGTGTCGTCGCCAATGGATTTTATCACATCCATGTGATCTTCAATCCGACGACAGGCGAATCTGACTTTCTCACCAGCACGTCGATGACGGCGCCCGTTATGCCCTCCGGATTTACGCGGAGACGTTGGATCGGGGCATTCTCGTACTTCAATAATATTTACGACTTTGTCGCTTTGGGGGAATGGCACTTTTATAAGTCGCGACCGGCGTCGGTTTCTTCTGCCTCGAACACCACAACTGCGACTGAGCGACTTCTGGCAGTCCCGCCTGGCGCAAAGTGCGAAGTCGAGGTTTATCTACAGGCCAACGATAGTGCGTTCTTCAGCGGGACTGTTGGCGGTAACGTCACGATACGGGATCCTGATCTAGGGCCATACACACCATCAGCATCAACGGGTGATTGGTTCTATAATCCGGGAACCATCTTCGCCACTCGTGCTCGTCTTTTCACAAGCAACACTGGCAAAGTCTCGACCGGCGACAGCAACGCAAACGGAACCGGAGTGATATCAATCTCGACCGAAGGCTGGCGCATCGATCGGAGTGTTTATCGATGAGCGAGCGTTGGGGCGTATTCGATATCGCGTTTCTTGGCACCAGCCTGACTGCCAACAGCATCTGCTACTGGCAACCGACGTTTCGGGCAAACTTGCAACAATCTTCGGTGCGGCCGGTTCGGCTCTATGATTTCGGGCATCCGGGAGCGGTAGCTGCAAACCTCGTGGCTGACTCCGCGGCCATCGTTCGAATGCGCCCAAGGCTGGTTGTCATCGAAGTTGGGATGAACGACGCCTACGCTTCTGTTGACCTGACGTCTTTCGGTAACGACGTGACAACTATCATCGACAATGTCAGAGCGGCCGACGCGACAACGTTGGTGGCCTTGATGACCATGAACCCCGCCATCTCGCCGGCACCGAGTTATCAGATCGCGGCGCTGCCCGACTATTATCAAAAGCTGCGCGACCTCGCGGCGTCAAAAGCGACAGCGCTTATCGACAACACGCCGACGTGGGGCTCGCCAACCGACACTCAGATACCTGATGGAGTCCATCCGACGCATGATGAAGCGGTCAGGGTGATCGTTCCGAACGCGAGCGCCGTGATTGGCCCGCTCATCGCCTAGATCGACAGGTCAATGACGCGCTGGTTTTCTTCTTCGGGGGTCAAATCCCTGTACTGCCATTCACCGGCTCGCCACCGACGCTTTACGGGCTTTCCCCGTTGGCTGTGATGGTGCCACTCAGTAGCGCGCTCTGCGCTCGCGAAGTGCTTTAGCAAAAACACGAGTCCGACTACGGCAGCTATCGACGGCAATAACATCGTGAATGTCATCTCAGTGGTTCCATGGGACAACCATACCTCCACAACCAATCCGAGTAAACCCACCCCACCTCCAATTCAGAGGACCGCCTCACTTCCTTACCCTGCTGACTCCTTACGCTCGTCGCGTCGTTGACAAACCGCATTAATCGTAGTAAAGTCGCATCATGGCAAAAGCCCTGAAAACCGCACTCACGACCGCTACCGCCTTCATTTCGGCGCACCCCGGCTACACTTTGGCCCTGTGGGTGCTGTCCGTCCTGACCGCACTGGCGGTGTAGCGTGGGAAAGTGGCCCGCCGATAACCAAGCGGCGCTACTAAAGTTCTACGGCACTCCGGGTCCGGATGTCGAACGGCAACTCGTCGACGTAATTCCGCCCTTCCAGATGTACTACGACGGCAAGCCGGTCCGTCGCATCCGCTTTCACCGTAAAGCCGCCGACGCGCTTCGCGCCGCTTTCAATGAAATCTGGAACTATTACGGGCGCGATCAAACGAAGATCGACGCGCTCGGCATTTCCAAATATTCGGGCGGCTACAACCCGCGTTACATCCGCGGCAGCACGACCAAATGGTCCAATCACGCATACGGCGCGGCGATCGACATCAACGCCGAGCAGAATGGCTTCGGCACCGGCCACGGCACCATGCCGCAGCCGGTCATCGACGCGTTCAAGCGGCAAGGCTTTCGTTGGGGCGGCGACTACCGGGGTCGGACGGACCCGATGCACTTCGAAGCCTGTGATGCTACGGGCTACCCCGGCCCGTCGGTGCCAGTGCCCGCCAAGTTCGTTGACGCTCCGGAGACCGATTCGGATTCCGACGCCGAGCCCGCCACGGCGACCGCTCCCGTCGAAGTGCCGTCTGCCCCCGCACCCGCTGACAACGAAACCCGGACCGGCTGGCTGCGCCGCAAGTGGAAAAGCGTCACCGGCTGGTTCTCGGGCGTCGGCGGCGTCGGCGTGCTCGGCTACCTGACCGATTGGCGCGTCGTCGCCGTGCTCTTTGGCGGCATCGTCGCGGTCGCCATCCTGTTCATTCTGTTCATGGGGCCGGGCGACGTGCGCGCATGGATTCGAAAGCAGGTGTCGTGATGCTCTACGGCTGGACCCCGACCGCAGCGTGGCACTTTCTGGCATCTTCGGCGTCGATCACCACTTTGATCGGCTGCGGCGCTGTAGCCATCGCGGTGCTGACCCCGCCTTTGATCGCACGGTTCATTCCAAACCTACGTGTCGCGGCGATCTGCGTTGCCGCCGCTGCTTTCTATTCCTCCTTCGTAGCAGGGAAATTCTACGATGCCGGTCTCAAGGAAAAACAAGCCGAATGGGATATCGCGCTTCAAGTTGAAGCCGGGCGTGGTGAAACGGCTCGCACTGACGCTGAGTCTACTATTCGCAACGAGCCTCCTGACAGCGTGCGCAACGACCCCCGGAACCGCGACAACTGGAAACGGAAGTAAGAAAACGGAGCAAAAAGCTCGTTGCGCCGGGTGGAGACCTATTGATTTCACGGTTAACGGCGATCCAAACGCCGGCGAAAGTCACGGGGACACCCCGAACACCATTCGTCAAATTCGCACCCACAACCAAACCGGTGTGAACAAACGATGCTGGAAAAAAGCGCCATGACCCACTTCTGGCATGAGCCGTTCGACGACAGCGACATCAAGTGGCTCGCGTATAGCGGCCTTGCCGCCTGCGCTATCGTTCTCGGCTTGATGCTGCTCACCTTCCGACCCGCTCCCGCCGCCCCGCCCATGGCGTCATCCACCGTCATCATTTCGAACGACGAGGGGCACGGGTCCGGCGTCCACATCGGGCACGGCTTCATCCTGACTGCCGCGCACGTCGTCGAGGGTCAGACATCAATGCAGATCACCGACGACCGCGGGCGCGTGCAGACCGGTGCCGTCCTTTGGGCAAACAAAGCCTATGACGTCGCGCTGATCCAGATCGACCAGCCCAAGACGCTCGCCGCGTCCCGCCTCGATTGCACCGCGCGCCTCGCCGTCGGCGATGAAATTTCCGCATTCGGCAATCCGCTCAACCTGAAATTCATTCGCACTTGGGGTCGCGTCGCTTCCGATTACGGCGCGCGTGAACCTTGGAAATCGAGTTTCGTCGCCAGCATCGCGGTCGCGCCCGGCATGAGCGGCGGACCGGTCTTTGATCGAACAGGCGATGTCGTCGGGCTCGCGGTTGGACTGGCGGCACGGGGTTCGCTGTTCGGCGGGATGGCACCCTTTGCGATCAGCTACGTCGTCCCGTCCAGCGCCGTATGCCTTTTGATGGCGCGCGCATGAAAGACTTCATCGAGGAAGTCGCAGGCGTCATCGCGCTCGCTGCCATCGCGCTCATGTTCGCCACGTTGGTCATCGGACCGGCCGGAAAGACAATCGCCACCTACCACGCGGAGCGCGACGCGTGCCTGATCGGCGCGCGCAACGGGCTGGAAATCGAGCGGTGCAGTGAACGAAGGTAGCGATTCAATCATGATGCCCCTGACCTCCAGCGAAATCGAACATATCGCCTCCGCGTCGGCGGACGCCGCGGTGCGCAAGCTGTTCCTGACCATGGGCGTCGATACCAGCGACGACAAGGCGATGCTGGAGATGCAGCGCGATTTCGCGCACGTCCGCAACTGGCGCCGCAGCGTCGAGACGGTGCGTCGGCAAACCCTGATCGTCGCCGTCGGCGTTATCGTCTCCGGCATCCTCGGCGCGATTTACATGGCATTCAGAGGCAGTCATTGATCGACACCGAAACCCTCCAACGCGCCGTCGAACTATACCGCGCCAATGGCAACTCGGAGCGTGCAGCGGCCAAGGCATCCGGGCTGGCACGATCTACTTTCCAAGGGCACCTGAAAGCCGCTGCGGTGCGCGGGATGCTGCTGGACCATCCAGCGGCGATGCCGGGATTTCGCATCTCGCGCGTCAATGAAGGTCCGAACGGCAAGTCCGTTGAGCAGAAACCGGACCGTGGCGAAGCGTTCGCGCTGCCCGCCGGCCACGTCATCAAGGGCGTGTCTGCCCTGGTCGACGAAGACGGTCGTGAGGTCGTCAAGTGGATCAAGACGAAGGAAGGCGTTCTCGACCCGCTCGCGATCGCTGATTTACTCAAAAAGTCGTTCGAAGACTATCGGCCCGCCGCGTTGCCCGCACCCGAACCGGACGTCGTCGACACTGATCTGTTGACGCTACTGCCATGCAACGATTGGCACGTCGGCATGTTCGCTTGGGGGCCGGAAACCGGCGAGAATTGGGATTTGAAAATCGCGGAAGCGACCATCAGCGCGAACATTGAAAACGTGCTGCGACGATCGCTTGCGTCCGGTGAATGCGTGGTGCTGGGCGGCGGTGATTTGATGCACGCCGACAACAAGCGTAACCAGACCGACAAATCGCACAACGCACTCGATGTCGACGGACGTTATCAAAAAGTCCTCGCAGTCGCACAACGCATGATGGTGCGTACTGTTGATGCATCGTTGCGAAGGCACAAACACGTCACCGTTCGAATTCTTCCGGGTAACCACGACGAGCATAGTGCGGTCGCCATCGCGCATTTCCTTGCGGCATGGTATCGCAACGACGCGCGAGTGACTGTCGACACGGACCCGTCGCTTTATTGGTGGTATCGTTTCGGTAACGTGCTACTCGGCGCGACCCACGGGCACACCGTCAAGCTAGACCAGATGCCGCAGATCATGGCGCATCGCCGCGCAGCGGATTGGGGCGCGACTGAATTCCGTTACGTCCACGGCTTCCACATTCATCATCGATCGAAATTCGGAAGCGAAGGACTTGGTGTGATCTGCGAATCGCATCAAGCGCCAATCCCGCAAGATGCATGGCATTTCGGCGCCGGTTTCCTTTCCGGTCGGTCACTCCAGGCGATCACTTATCATCGTGAGTTTGGCGAATGGGACCGCGTCGGCAAAGGCATTCGCGGAAAGGTCGCTGCATGAACACGTTTGCGCTTGTCATCGGTTACGTCGTCGTTGTCACCGGATCGATACTACTCACCGCATTACTTATCGGGCTCACCGGATGGGCGGTTCTCGAATGGTGGTGGCGACGCCATCGCGATGTGAAATTGCTTCGCGAATTTACCCAGTGGAAGCGCAGTCGTTACCCCGGCTAACTGATAAGGAGCCACCCCGCTCATGTCCGAATCTCCCAACCTCCTACTCGAATTGCAAACCGCGGTCGCCGGCGCGGCCGAAGAATTGCCGCGTCTGCATCTTCGCAACGCGTCGCGCGCACTCAACACTGCAATCGAGGCATTCAAAGCATCACCGGATGCGGACACGCTGCGCAACCTGAACTGCGCATGGGCCGCGGGCAACCGCACGCTCAGTCGATATGGGCGGCAAGAGAGGGGGATAGCGTGAGCACGGATTGCACACCCGCCACATGCCCGAACGGCAAGTGCAACCAGACCGGCGAATGTATCGAACAGGTGGCACAGGAGATGCGCGCGCTAGGGGCGACGTTACCGCGCGTCGCCTACGACTGCGTGATCGATACCCCGATTCCGCGTGTCGAAACAGGACTCGAAGCCGACCGCATCGAGAAAGTTGCCGCCGAGTACCGTAACAAGTCGCGCGACTATTCGAAAATGGCCGATTCTCTACAGGCGCAAGCCGCAAAGATTCGTTTCGATGCTCTGACCGCCCGCGTCGAAAGTCCATCGCTGGTGCCGAACGCCATCACGATCGCGGCGATTGAAGAACTGGAACGGGGTGACGGCGCCACGGCCAATGAAGAGTCGGAACGATGCCCCGGCTGCGACGGCTACAGTTGCGACAACGGGTGCGCATTTCCAGGGGCGGTGTCGCCTCCCTGTGCCACGCGCCAGCGCCTGATCGACGCCGACAGCGCCACGCGCAAGACGTTCCCCATGGCGCGTGGCCTCCTGGATTATTTCCCCGACGCGCTCGCCGCCGTGGCGCAGGTCTCGTACATCGGCAATGAGAAGCACAATCCGGGCGAACCGATGCACCACGCCCGCGGCAAGTCCATGGACCATGCCGATTGCATCTTGCGTCATCTGGTCGGCCGTGGCGGCTTTGACGGGGACACGCGCCACAGCGCCGCCCTTGCATGGCGTGCGCTCGCGCTGTTGCAGGAAGAACTTGAAGCGGAGATGGGGTTGCCGTTGCCGCGTGGCGCTCGCGCCGGTTAATCCGCCTCGACCGGCTCTTCGTAACGGACGCCGTCCCGTAGCGCCATCGCCTTCACCACGAGGCGCACGCGCTCAGCGGCTTCGTCCATGCGACGCATTTCATTGACCAGTACCAGTGTCATTGTGTCGTCGCGGTCGGTATTCTTCAGTTTACGCATCGCAGTTCCCTTTCTGTTCCGGAAACTATGCGTAGGACTTTTATCCGCGTCAATAGGATTCTTTCCTGTACACGCTATCCACAGGAAACAGGGGCGGCGTCGGGACCGACTGCACCGCCCCTTCGCGTCCTTAGTCTTTCGGGATCGCGATTCCGTTCTCCCGCGCCATGGCGTAGACCTGCACCTTCACCCGCTCGACGTTCTCTGCAAGGCAGGTGACGTCGATAATCAATGACATCAACACCCGTTGCGTGAACCCCACCTCCGCATCGTCCTGGTCACCGACGACGACCGGACCACGCTTTTCGTTCTTCGCACTCATCAACGCCGCCCTTTTCACTAGAATAACCCTTCCCGTTTCGTTTTACCCCGTTAACGATTAAGACCGTTTTGTGGCCGGTTAAAAGTTACATCCGCAGGACTTCTTATAATACCTGCGGGTTGTGACGTAAGGGCAACATATCGTTAAAGTTGTTCCGATTGGGGAACAGAACAAATCCGCACCGCCAATGCTTTGCCAAATCTATTCAAGAACAGCGAGGCAACACCCGCCCCATACAGCAATCGAAAACGGTAGTAAAATCAATCAAGCGGTTTCGAACCCCCTCGTTTACACCGAGAGGGTCTGCGGTTCGAATCCGTAGCCGCCCACCATATAAACCAGGCACTTTTTGAATCATCCGTTTTTTACCGCCAATTAAATCGCCAATGATTGCTTGGCGACGCGCTTGGCGACGCGCTTGGCGACGCGCTTGCGGTGCGCACGGAATGCGGCGTGGACCTCCGCCGTCCGTTCGGGGATGTGATGCCCATAGACGCGGCGCAGCGTGCGAGGATCCACGGCAAGAAAATCGCCGGCCTTCTCAACGTCGACGCCTTCCGATAGCAGCCACGTCGCGACCGTATGTCGCCAGGTGTGTTGCGTGACGCCAGGAGCGAACTCAATGGGCCGTTTTCTGCGAGGCCCCTCAACTTCGGCGGCTGCGACGGCTTCCGCGTGCCCTTTCTTGACGCTCTGGACGGGCTTGCCGTGCCACTCGACCGCGAACCGCTGACCGTTCTTTCGCCAGCGTCGCAGATGACCAAGAAGTTCGAAGGGAATTGGCGTCTTTTGCTTCCGTTTCGTGGTCTCGCGTTCACCTATGCCGGCGCCGTAGAACATTCCGGTTTCCAGATCGATCCACGGGCCTTTAACTGGCCGCTTCGGCTCGATACTGGCACTAGCGATCACGCTGGCACGGCTGCCCATGTAGCGCGCGACAATCATGAACCGGGCGACATGCCGCCAATTGCGGCTGACGGTCCCGTTGCCCGCCGGAGCGCTTTTGTGGCGCCATGCGGTACGGATTAGATGCGCGGCTTCCTTGCGGGTTAGCCAACGTTCCCGCCGCGGCGATTTCTCGGGCAGCACCACGGACACGATGCGATCGTGCAGCCCTTCCCGACGATGATATGTGATGGCCGCGCGCAGGTCTTCCAGTTCTCGTCGTGCCGCCTGCGCGGGTCGGGTGCGCGCATACGCGCGGCACGACGCGCCGGTCACGTCCGACAGCATCTTTCCGTCCCAAAACGCTTTCAGGAAACGGATGCGGCTTTTGGTCTTGTCGGGGTCACTGTGAAGCGGGACACGCTCCGCCCCATAGAGGATCAACACCTCGTCGATTTTGATACTAGTCGGGTCTTTGAGCCCCGCCTGACGAACGTCCGTGTGTTTTTCAGTCAGATAGGCGTTGAGCGCTTTTTCTTTTTCGTCGGCAGTCGCGCCAACACCAAGTCCAGTGCTGCGCTGGACAGGTCCGTCGAGGACGAACCACACTGCGAAGTGGGTGATTGCGCCCGTATTATCGCGCCGGGCGGGACGGAGCCACAGGCGCGGCCCCTTGGCTCTACGCGACATTTGACTTTGACAGCCTCCAGTACGTCGGCCTTCGTAGTGAGCAGACGTTTGCCTGGTCTGTAGCATGTCAATTTGTCCTTGCGGAATAGCCGTTTGAGCGCGTCCGCGTCGAAGCCCGGAACAAGTAGCGCCGCCTCGTCCAAAGTTAGGAATTCAGTCATGCCGCGGCCCGCCAATGCGTCGGCCCACCTTCCCCCGGCGAGCCTTCCGGCCACGTCGCGAGCAGCGAACCGGAAAACCCCCACATGGCCCAAACGCCGCCATTGCCGCCCTTGAAAACCTCCCATCGCATAGGCCATACCTCGCCCCATGCGGCGTCGGTCAATTCGACCTTGGTGCCGTCGCGTGGCGCCGTGGAAATCGGGAGCCAGTCAGCGTTGGGGGTCATGCGGCGCTCACCAATGCACGTCCGACGAAAGCAGTTCGCGTTGCATCGCGCTGTGGATTTGTCCCGCTTGAAGCGCAACATCTGCGGCCTCGCGCCTTTCGACAAATCGTCCTGTACTCGTCATGAATCCTTCGATGTCGCCGGGATGCCGATCGTCCCCGTCGCCGGATAGCGCCAAGCGCAACGCATAGTGGGATGTGAACCCATATCCATACGTCTCGCCGACACGCCGGATAGCAACCGACACAAGGCGTTCAACGTCTGGATTGATCAGCGACGACTTTCTCACGCCGTTCCGAAGTCGCCGTGATAACGTGCGAGAATATGCTCCCATCACAGCCGCTCCACATGAACTCGCGCCACGCCAACGCGCAGCATTCCGATCGCCCTCGCCGCGCCCTTGGACAAATCAAGCGACCGGCCTCGAATGAACGGTCCCCTGTCCGAAATCCGCACGACCACGCAGCCTCGGTAACAGACACGCAACCGCGTCCCGAATGGCAGCGTGCGATGCGCCGCGGTCAGTCCGTTCGGATTGAACCGTTCGCCCGATGCGGTGCGGTTGCCGGACTCCGAGCCGTAGTAACTGGCGATCATGGTGGTGGCTGCGAAGGCGGGTGAGCCGGCGCAAGATGCGAGCGGGAGAAGCATGGCGAGTATGAAATACCTCACCACTCACCTCGAATGGCGTCACTCACGCACCACAGGAACATGATGACGCAGGCAAAGATCGCGTTAAACCAAACGAACCACTCCGCAGGATTTCCCACGTACCAATCGTGTGTGAAACGTAGACCGTTGCACGCGAAGAGTATCGCCATGAAGATATTCCACGTGCGAGCCATTAGATCGTCTCCCTCTCCACGGGCCGCGTCACGCGCACCCTTTTGCGGTCGTACATTTCCACGCGCCCCATATCGCGCAGTGCGTTCCAGGTGCTCCGCATGAACGGCGCGCTTTCACCGGCCGCGAGCAGGACGCCGTGCTTGTCGAACACGCCGTCACCGTTATGCTGTTGCAGCCACATCAGGGCTTCGCGCTGCGCCGGGGTCATGCAGTCACCTCGCGACGCATTCGATCCAGTGCGGAATACCCCGGCGGCGGATCACCGAACATTGACGTCGGCAACGCGAGGCGACGGTCACGTTCGCGCAACGCAGCCTCGCTCGGTCGACTGCACAGGATGGTCCGGGCATTATCATGCACCCACGTCGATTCAAGACTTTCAGGTTTCCATCCGTGGAGTTTCGCACGCTTTTTATAAATGGCTTTGAGGGTGCGATACTGACGCAAGGACCGCATGATAGCGCCGTGCTCCGCTTCTAACTCATCCAAGCGTTTCAACTTCGCCAGATGGTCCTCGGTCCATACGTGCGGTGTTCGTCGCCTTGGCATTAGAACCCCGCAGCGACTCGAAACGCATGAACGACGCGACCGAACCACGTTCCGAAGGACTCGGGTCCGAAGAACGCCCACACCGCGAAAAACGGTCCGGTGAATGGGACGACACGCAAAGAAGCGTAGTTGGAACTGGTGGACTTGTCGGACATCACTCCGCGTCCTTCTTTGCGCGACGCTTCGACCGATAGACGCGGTTCGTCATGTCGCGCGTGCCGTCGACTTCCGCAGTGATGCGCGTATCGAACGCCACCCTTGCGCCGCTGATGATCCGTTGTTCCGAATTTGCGTCGATACCGATACGCTTCGCCATGGGAGCCGCTCCGTTTGTGTTGGATGCGACTCTACTACATCTTAGATGTTTGTCAACCGATGCAGCCGGCAAAACTCACGCGCATCGGCAAGGTTGTCCACGACGATCGATGCCGCGAGCCCTGCGCGAATGAGCCTTGCGTGGGTATCGAGTTGAGCGTCCGACAGCATGTCGACCGTGCGTTCGGATGCAATCCCGCGACGCAGCAAGTCCGCGCGAATCGCAAGGCGCTCCGGGCTGCGGTGCTTCAATGGAATGCGTTTCGCGTCCGGCCGTTTCCATTCCTGCGCGAATAAGAGCCCGAACGTCCCTTCGGTGAACAACGTGGGACGCAGGTATAGAAGATCAGGAATCCCCGCGAGTGTCCCCATCTCTCGCAACCGCTTGCCCTCGAACGCATCGCGACGTTCGCCGCCGTTGGGCGTATGCCATAACACGACGTCCGGCGCGAGCGCAGGCGTTACGCGCGGGCGCCCTGACTTGTCAGGGTTGCCCTGGAGCCACAACACATGCGCCCTTTGGTAATCAAATTCCTGGATGGCGGGCGCCACGTTACAGCCCTACCCACATTTTGCCGGTGCCTTTGCACTCGACACACTTGAAATCCGCACCGACTATTTCAGGCGCGAACTTGCCCCAATTGCCATCGCCTCCGCATTCGATGCAATCGCACTGTCCAGCGATTTCTGCGGACGTGTCGACGTCGCGGAGCACGACCGTTTCGCGCGTCATACCGCGATCGATTTGCATGAGGACCACGTTATGAATACCTCAACTTCGGCTTGCCTTCCGCCGCAAGCGGAAAGTCCGGCGCCCATGCGGGGGGCGTGGTCATTTCGCGGATCATCACGTCGCACAATTCTTTGCCCTGCTCTACCGGCACCAGTGCGGACAGCGAGTCATAGCACTGCAAAAATAACTCGAACCGTGGATCCTGCGCGAGACGCATCTCAGCGCTGAACATCAACTCACGACACATTCCTTGAACGACGAAGTTGATAAGCACGCCGCCCCATATCGACTCTTCGCGCCACGCGCCCTTAATCCACGAATGGTAATAGAGCCGCCCTTCGTAATCGACGCCAGCATCGGGCAGGTACATCCATGTCCCTGAAGGGCGGCGCAGCCGCAGCCATCCGCCTTCGAAAACGAATTGCACTTTGCCGTTGCACGCCGTCGTCATGTAGCCCGGATTGTGGATGGCGTTGATCGCTGACCGCTCCAGGTCACGCCACGCGGCGGGCACTTCGGCGTAGTCGGATCGATACGTGCCAACGATGCGTTGCGCCAATTCGTCATCAAGTTTATTCGCCATGGCGACCTTCGCCGCGCCAGACCCATAGCCGCACTGGAGAATGCCCACCTTCCCATACTGACGTTCTTCCGGGTTTTCTTTTTTCTTTACCGGAAAGCCGAACATCGTTGACGCGAGTTGGCAATACAGGCATTCGCCGGCACGATACGCCTGCAACGCCTTTTCGCAATCCACCAACCAAAACACGCCGCGCGCCTCGATGGCACTTAGGTCCGGCGACGTGATGATTTTTCCCGTAGGTGCTGCGATCATGCCGCGAATGTTATCGGACAAAATCTCTTCAGGGTCGCCGATCGTGCGGAGCGCCGTCAAATCCCCGCGCCGGATTGCGTCGAGTGCGCGCTCCGGGTCGTAGTCGATTTTCCATTGAGGCGCCCGGATTTCGCGACCGGCCTTGATGTCGGCTAGCGCCGCCGATTTGTCAGCCTCAATCTTCGGTCGCGGCAGGTTTAGCGGCTGGACGCCCCGCCCCGCCAATCGCAGCGTCGACGTACCGGCGTACAGCAACTGATGTCGCAACCGACCGTCGGGCGATACCATTTCGGCGGCGGTTTCATACTTGGCGACGCTGCCGCGCGCGGCCTCTTGTCGGGCACGCGCGACAACCTTGACAGGCTCCGGGCAGCGTGGATCCGCGATCAGTTCGGTAACGGCTTCCTTGTTCCACGAATCCATGTCGTAACCGTAGCGACGCGACCATGCGGACAACTGCGCCGGCGCTTTTAGCGACTGGATCATGCCGCCCGTGTAGGTGCGGATCCGATCTTGTAAGTCGCGCTGCGCCTCTTCCGAGATCGCAATAGCGCCTTGGATCATTTGCGGGTCGAGCGGAATACCGCGGCAATTCATGTCGTGGACGTGCAACCAGATTGCACGTTCTTCCGGCTCAAGTTCGGGGATGATGCGGTCCACCCGCGCGGCGGCGGACACGTCGCGAGCGCAATAAAGCACTTCGCGAGCGATACGATCGGCGTCTTCGAACCACATTGGCGGTTCGGCGCCTTCGCGCGTTCGGGACCACTTGCTCCAGGTCGGGCGCGGCTTCATGATTTGCTTCATGAGCCGATTGCCTTCCTTGTCCTTTCCCTGATCGCCGAACCCCAGCACTTCGCAGAGGTTGCCGAGTCCGCCCGGCAGACCGTGCCGCATGGCGCGCGCCATGGTGCAGGACCATTGATCATCAGGAATATCGACGTGCGCGAGAACACGCGTCACCGCCTGATCGAAGGCGAAATTGTGCGCAACCGCCATCTTGGTCGAGTGCAGCATCGCGACCATCGTTTCAGGCGGGACGACCGTCAATCCAAGTGAGCGCATTTGCGCTTCGACGGCGTCGCGCCCGTCGCTCGACGGAATGAAACTGGCGGCGCATTTCCACTGATCGGTTTCGAGTGCGGCGCAGACCAGTTGCGTAGTTGGGTGGTTCACATAGACGTCGAGACCGCGGCTGATGTCGCAATGGCTGCGGGTTTCGGTGTCGTAGGTGGCGCGAGTGATGGTCACCGTACCGTCCGCCCGTCCGGCTGGATAACGTGCAGCGGCTTACCGGTCCGACGCGCGTATCGGATCGTTGACCATGTGCCGCCCTTACCCTCGAAAGGGTCTGCCGGGGCCGCAATGATCACCTGCGCCGCGTCAACGATATTCCGATTGCGCGTCAAGTAGGGGCGTTCTGGTTTCATCAGATGCGCTGGCACTTTGCGCCAAGCACGCAGCGATGGATTCGTGGGCGGATGAATGACTGGACAATACCCGCACTCCGCCATAGAAATGTCATGCGCTTCGGAATCGGCGCCTACGCAGTCGCCGTGGTGAAACTCACCGCCGCCGAATGAGAGCAGCAAGAGGCGCAGCGTTCCTTTCTGCGCGTCCGTCATACCTTTTCGCGTTCCTGTGAAACCGACGATCATTCTTTCCAAGTCCCCGGCACCATCCAGCAGGACGTGTTACCGCCGCGCCAGATCGGGCTCTTGACACTCGGCATCGCGCCGCGCACGCAAATCAGGTGCGTCTTGCCGTCAAGTTGGTAATAGAAAACGAGCATCTCACGTCGCCCGAATGACCGCGATCACCACGGCGAGACAGAGCAGTCCGATCCAGCCGAGCGGCGTGCAGAAAATGAAGAACAGCGCGGTGCCGAGTGTCATATCAGGCTCCCGGATTCGCTTTATCGCGCCGTCGGCAAATGGAACGCGTCCACCACGAGTCAGACCATTCCTGATTAAGGATGGAATTGATAACGAAGAATATGATCGCGATGGCGAGAAGCACCGGACCACCTGCGGCGAAAAGCACGATGAATAGCACCCCCGCTGGCGACGGGCACGATATTCCATCCTCGAAATCAATCTGCCAGCGCAACCAAAACAGTGCGCCGCCGAGCATTCCGGTTACTATCCACGCTACCGTCAGCATTATATGCCACTCCGTATATTTGCGACTTATGCGGTGTCGCGTATAAATTGGTGGAGGTGCGGCCTTCCCTCGCCTTTGCCATCGGCACCGGATCAACAGCCGCACCCATCGCCGTAGTCCGCGCGTCTTCAGGCGCGGGGGCGAATTGAAAACCAAGTGACGCAGCGGCCCCGCCGTCGTAGATCGACCTGCTGGTCGAAACTCCGCCCTGCATCCGACCGGTAATCTTATTTCCCGGTCCCCTCCCGCTCGCGACGTCTAGCTTCGTCCAGCGGTTCATGTGGTCCTAGTGCTAGATTCACACATGCGCTTTCGTGCACCATTGCTGGCGAATTACTTGAAATCGATGTCGGGAATGATCGCCGCCGGTTTGAACACGACGCGATAGTGGTACGTGCCTGCTGGCGCCGGATCGATCTGCTCGGAGAAATAGGTGACGTTGTCCGACAAGCCGAGAAAGTGCTTTTTGTACTGCCCCGGACCGGTCTTGCAGGTGACGGACAGCTTCTTGCTATCCTCCGGCTTCTGTGCGCACAGTCCCTCGATGGTCAGGATGTAACCGCCGGTGATGCCGTTATAGAAAACGATGCGTCGATTGATTTCGAAATTGTCGGCCGCGTAGGACAGGTTCTGCAACGCTACGTCAGCATCGCGAGCGCAACCGGCTGTGGTGATTGCGACACCGAAAAGCGCAAGTCCTGAAATGATACGTTTGATCATGGGATGG